TCAGTCCTCCTGCCATCTCCAGGATGGCCAATAATATCCCTGACCGAAGCGCGCGCCAGCCTGAAGCGCAAACTTACGGTCCGTTTCTGTTTCAATGCCTTCTATGAGTACATTTTCAGCAATTTTTGAACAAAGCGTGACCAGGTTTGCCAGCGCTGGCGTTGCACGTAAACGCCAGAAAGCGATCTTATCGATTTTTATTCCGCTTAACGGCATGCGGCAGGACAAAAACGCGCGCCCTGACGCTTCATCAATGTCATCCAACCAGATCCGATGTCCTTGCGCCGTCAACTGCTGAAGCGCACAACTCACCCTCAGACGTGCCGGGTCTGAGAGAGAAAAGAAGGAAGCAGGCTCCACGAGTTCAATGTTCAGCGGTGGGCTGTTAAGTTGCAGTAAACGCTGGAACATTTCCGGTATGGTCAGAACGGTTATCGGCAAATTTATGAAAAGGTTGTCGCAGGGAAAGGGTTTTTTTAACGCAGCGATCTGTGCTTCCAGCAGCATAAGCGCCCGAGCAGCGGACCAGTCGTGAAAAAAGCCTTCGCTTTGTTGATGCGGTGACAGCACGCTGAGCACTTCAGCCCCTACCGTGCGCGAAGAGGAGAGGGCGACAATGGGTTCAAGCTTGATGCCTGTAATGTCGTGTGAGATGTGCTGCACGCACGAGGGGAAACCTGTCTGGTCTGACGCTGTCACTCCGTCGTCCTGTTCATTTCCAGCCTCCAGGCGGCCGGGATACCGCAGGACAGTGTGAAGGGGAAGTAAACAGGAAAACAGCAGGCGTTACTTAAAAGCGGCTAAGCCTTTTCGCAGCCCGTAAAAGAGGGATAAATGTTGAAAAAACAGCCGTATTTACAATCAGCTAGTCATTAACGGCAGAGAAGGTGGAAAAGGCATTGACTCACTACGCATTGACCGTATAATTCCAGGCGTTTCACCACCGCGAAGTACACTCTTCTCCGTGCGCCCTTAGCTCAGTTGGATAGAGCAACGGCCTTCTAAGCCGTAGGTCGTAGGTTCGAATCCTACAGGGCGTACCATTTAAAAACAGGCGCTTACGCCAGTTTCAAGCCAGCCTGATTTTCTCCTTGTGTCGTATTTGTGTCATGGTTGCCAAAAATGGCATCAATTTTCCGTGCGTGTTCGCTTAAGTGGTTCGGTGCCAGGTGAGCGTATCGACGGACCATTTCGATGGACTCCCAGCCGCCCATTTCCTGCAGAACGGAAAGCGGTACGCCGGACTGAATTAACCAGCTCGCCCAGGTATGTCGAAGGTCGTGAAAACGGAAGTCCTCTATACCCGCTCTTTCCAGTCCAATGCGCCAGGCGACATTGTCATCCACTCGCATTTTTCGGACAGCCGGAGTGACGGTTTTATCCGGGCGCGTTGATGGCTTCGTGTGAACGAATACCCACCTGGAACTTTTCCCGATCTGATCCCTTAACACCCTGCATGCGGTATCATTCAGAGCCACGCCGATAGCCTTGCCCGCCTTCGCGTTCTCCGGATTTACCCATGCAACCTTTCTCTGCATATCGACCTGCTGCCACTCCAGATCAATGATGTTGGAGCGGCGCAGGCCGGTTGCCAGTGCAAATATCACCACCGGCTTTATCGACTCCGGCATGCAGGCAATTAACCGTTCTGCCTCGTCCCTGGTCAGCCATCGGATGCGTTTGCTGATCGGCTTTTTCGTTTTTATAACCGGGGCCGTTTTAATCCAGCCCCAGTCATTAGCCGCAGCCTTGAATAGAGATCGCATGAACGAAAGGTGCTGGCTCTTTGTGGCCTGGCTTACCGGTTTCTCAACATACGGAGGCGGTTCCTTCCCCCGGCGTATAGCCGCGTCCCTGCGCGACTCCCATACCTGAATATGCTTACGGTTGACCATCTTCGAAACAGCCTCATGAACCTGATCAGCTGTGATGGTTGAAATATCCCGGCCGGAGAAATGCCGCAGGAAATATTCGATTTTGGTCTTATCGTCATCGAGTGACCGCTTATGCTCCTTCTCGCGGATCCACCTGATGCAACATTCCTCAAACGTCCTCGTCGGCAGCTCTCCAATTTTATCAACCCGCCACGCTTCTGCCTTCAGCTTGTCGTGCAACTCCTGCGCTTGTTTCTTGTCCCCCGTACCAAGAGATCGTCTAATTCTTTTCCCTGACGGCGTAACGAAATGACAGTGCCAGACGCCGCCTCTGAGGGTGATTGACATAAAATTTCTCCTTTATGTTCACCCGCGCTCGCAGGAACAGGATCGCGCGGGTCATGTAAATACGCAATACATGCAACGTCGGTCGTGCGGTATTTGTTACCGATCTTCTTACCGGCTAGTTGCCCGGAGTCGATAAGACGGTAGACAGTTCTCGGTGAGGTGATTAGTAGCTCGGCCGCCTGTCTGGCTGTCAGTGTTTTTGCCTCAACCATGCATTTCCTCCAGGCAAAAAAGAACCCGGCGCGGGGCCGGGCAAAAGGGATCACGAGGTGGCGCTTTCGCACCCAATAGCCAGCTCATAGCTCATAACTGGCTATCAGTTGCGTCAGGCGAATCTGATTGTTCGGCGCTGCTTGTCGTCGCCTCGCAGTTTTTTAATCAGGTTGTATGCATCCGGAGCGCGCCATCTTTCACCAACGCACTCACGTTTCATCACCTCGACCAGATCATCCCACTGCTCAATAATCCCTTTGAAGGTTGGAACTCGTTTGGCGATAGCAGGGAAGTGATCCCGAATCTCCGGGATGGCTTCCAGTAACTTCATGCAACGCAACATATCGGATGGGTCATGCGGCGCGCCGAAATGGCTTCCGTAAAATGGCTTATCCAAACCCAAAGCAATGGATGCCATCGTCGCACTGCTAACGCCGACATCTCCTGTCGCCTGCCACTGCAAAACCTTCATTGCTAAATTTGACATAATTTCTCCTCATGCAGCGCGCCGGGCACGCAGCGATTTGATATGCTCGCTCGTCTCCAGTTCGGCGCGTATCTGTTCCGCCTCTCTGTGATCAAGGTGCTCAAAGTCATTGTTGAATCGGTCGATTGAAGCGGTGTTTATCCGGCCCTGTCGCCAGTAGCGGACTATCTGAGAAGTGCAGCTGTGGATGATGACGGGCCAACCGTGCTGGTCAGCGTAAATCTGACCCCGTTGAATTAGCTGGAACATTGGATGACTCCTGCAAAAGGAGGTAGACAATTGCCACGGCGCGAAGTGGATTACGGTGAGTGGCGGTAAAACCTAATTCGTGTGATGCCATCCACACAGTCTTTCCTGATGGAACGAGCCTGATCCGATGTTTCTTCATTACCGGGAAAAGCTCTTCCGCTTTGTGCAAAGGGAAGAAGCCAGTGGTTGCTTTGGTTCCACACCAATCCCAGCTAAGCTGAGCACCTCCTGAGTGATGAGGACTTATTTCTGCTTCATATTTCGGCTTAAGAAGGTTTGCGAGAAGCACGCTGATTTGACCATCACTGAGTTTGGTGTAATCCATCAGCAGCCCCTTTGCTTACGGATAAGTTTCAAATCAGCCTGGCAACTGGCGCACGTCTGGCAGCCGGGAACGGCAGCGCGTCGCGGCTCGGGAATTGGTTCGTCGCATTCTTCACAACGCTCAGCTGATACAGCGTTGCGGTCGATGCGGTGAGCGGAAAGGGCAGCGTTACGCTGAAGCTCTTCAATCTCTGCTGCTGTGTCGATGATGTCCATGGTCACTCCTTACTCGCGGTTTGGCCGTGATTAGCGAATTCGCCATGTCGTGCATTTCTAAATGACTCAACGGCTTGAATTGCATCTTCAATATTTTCAAATTTACCCAAGTGATATTTCTTTCTGTCAAACATGCACTGGGAGTGCCATTTCTTAGTTTTATTGCACCAACTGACACCTTTGTGACCGCTTTTGTTGGTCTTGCGCAGCTTTTGGTTATGCATGTTTTGGGTGTGAGTCGCTGGGCGTAGATTTGCGATACGATTGTCGGTACGAACGCAGTTGATATGGTCAAGATGACTTGGAGGGAATTCGCCAAACATGTAAAGCCAGGCCAATCTGTGCGCCAAGTAATTCTTCCCGTCGAGCTTAATCCCGATGTAACCATTGCAGGTCAGGCTGTCAGCTGGCATTCCCGGCTTTATGCAATAAGCGGTGGATTTTATCCAAGTAAACGATCCAGTAAGCGGGTCATAATCTAAGCACTCCTTAAGTCTTGCCTGAGTAATCATGGTCAATGCTCCCGGAACTGTCGGTTAATTCGGTTGAAGGTGAACGCCAGCAATAAAAAAGGAGCCTTAAGCTCCCGGGGGATTAGTGCCTTCATGCTGCACCGCCTTCATTCTTCACGGCTTCGACTGCCATCTGCTCAAGCCGTCGCGATAACTCGGCGGCCAGAGTCTGGAACTCTTCATCGGTCGCCACCGGGATCGGCACAAAGCGAATCCCGATGTGCGCCAGGTGGTTGGCAATATCGAGGCTTTTTCTCAAATCAACGGGCGAGGCTTTGTTCATGCAGCACGCTCCAGCTCTTCGAGCCCACCGCGCACTGCATCAATGATGCGTTCGAGGTACTGATAATGATGGTTCGGCACAGACGGCCATTTTGCGTACCATGGATCATCACCCAGCAGGTTAAGCAGCTTGTCGCCGACGAGATAGTTGCAGCAGCTCGCCTTCACATCTTCAGCATCTTCAGCCTCATCCCACATTGAGCGAGCTTCATTGCCGTCAATTTCATGCTCGCGACGCAGTTTGATGATCTCACCCTTAACGAAGGCGAGGTTGGCGTCATTGTCATCATCTACTGTGCTTTGCAGTTGCGGGTCGAAATAGCCGATAAGGTACTCATTGCTGACGCGCTTAATGAAGTCCTGAACAGTGTCACCGCCCATAGCAAACCAGGCTCCGGCCCACGCCTTACCGAAGCAGGTAATGGTGATGCGACCCTTACCCGGCTCATAGTTTTCAATCATCACCCTGACCGGGTCGAGGCGTTCAACATCTGAAATGGTAAACGCCATAACATCGCTTTTTTCTACCTTCACGATTCAACTCCGAAGCGGCGATTAAGCCGCCCTGTGTATACGACGAACTCCAGGAGGCTAACTCCCAGAGCTTCAATTTTCTTGTGATGCTTGTTGATGATGGTAGGCACCGTTTCGTTCCAGTTAGGCTTTGGCTTCTTGCGCATGGCCTGCTGGATTTCCTCGGTGCAGCGGCGGCAGGCGGCGCGGATGGCGTTCTCTGTCTCTGGCGTCATGCGGCCTCCCGACGGGCGAGAGTTTCGCCCCGAAAGCCATCAGCTCGTCCCGATCCACAGTTGCGAAGTGGCAGTGTGTTCGCGGATACGGTCGCCAGATGATGAGCATCGACCCTTTGTTATTTCCCGATACCGGCTTACCGGTGACCGGGTTGATAAATGCCAGCCGCCCCGCGGTGATGAAGCGAACCTCGCTGGCGGTCTGGATCGCTTCTTTGAACCAGCCAACCGAAGTGTCTGCCGGAACCAGCATTACCGTGCCGATCTGATTGGCGCTCTCGGCAGCGGCCTTCTTAACGAAGGGCGTGATGTCGCTGTATGGCGGGTTCATCCAGACGTATCCAGGCACATTCAGGTAATCAGCCCAAGGCGTTTCCAGAGTGTTCTCCTCGGCTGTGATGAACTTCCGGCACAGCGCGTTATGCGGCGCCGCAGCGGCATCCAGCTGGAAACAGAACTCAGCATCAAGGGAGGCGAAAAGGGCTGGTGGAGTGCGCCAGAGGTCGCGCTGATCGAGCGGTGTTTTACTTCCGCCATAATCACCATTCGTCTTCTCTGTTGGAAGCGCTGCGGCGATGCGCTCACCAATCCACCGCATAACCGGTACTGCCATGCTGTTGCCGATCGCCTTGTAACGCGGTGCATCATCAGCAGATTTTCCCTCATATGGGATCAGCGTGTGCCCATCAGGGAATCCCTGAAGCCTTTCATATTCGAGTGGGGTGAGGGTTCTTACGCGATTATCATCCATCACGACAATCTCTCTGCGGTCCTTATAATCTCTGGCCGAAAGCGTACTGCTTACTCCGTCATCGACGTATGAGTCTGTTCTTCTGAAGCGATAGAGAGTGCAGTTATCAACTGTGCTGGCGCGTCTTTCGCTCCCATCATTATTCGTCTCAATCGACCCGCCGCCGACGTCTTGCTCAAAAAGTACCGCTGCGGGATCGAATCCTTTTCGAGCACTTGCGACAACGAACACACGACGGCGTCGTTGGGCCACTCCGAAAAATTGAGCATCAAGGATGCGCCAGGCGATAACCCTTTCTGGTCCAGACACACAACCAGCGTGCGTCCATTTTCCCCCTGCTGGCTGCAATTCACTGCTTTCTCCGGCAAGTCCTGCCAGAAAGCACCCGAAGGCATTGTCTTTGCTGCTGAGCACGCCGGGAACATTTTCCCAGACGATGATTGATTCTGGCTCACCGCGTTCGCGGCGCTTTGCGTCGATTGCATTGGCTAATTCCACGTAAGAGAGGGTTAACTGCCCGCGGTCGTCAGACAGGCCTTCACGTAAGCCTGCGATACTGAATGCCTGGCAGGGCGTGCCACCGACAAGAACATCAGGCGCTTCGACATCACCAGCGCGCACCGCATCGGCGATTTTGGTCATGTCGCCGAGGTTGGTTACTTCCGGCCAGTGATGGGCGAGGACTGCGGATGGGAATGGTTCGATTTCAGAGAACCAGGCGGGTTTCCAGCCGAGAGGTTCCCATGCTTTGCTGGCAGCTTCGATGCCGCTGCACACGCTTCCGTATTTCATGATGCACGCTCCGGATCGTTAACATCCCAGCCATTACGCTCAATATTGGTTTGCAGCCGCTTATCTCCGACCTCTTCAATGCTGCGGCCGGTAATCTCTGCGACTTCAGCGTTTGAGTGTCGCCACAGCAGCGCCAGCTCTTCGAGTGACCACGCTTTCATAGCACTGACTCCATTTCGTCGATGTAGAGGCCCTGAGCAATCAGGCGGCTACGGCGGGAGGCACGTTCAATGCACTCCTGCCGCCTACCTTCCTGCGATTGCTCAATGGCGCGCCTGGTGAACAGCCGCGATTTGCCCTGAGGTGTAATGACCTTTGGCTTCGTGACCAGGTCGAATGTCCGATCGCAGATGCCGTCCTCGTTGACCCATTTTTCCGACTCAACGATCTGAGCTATCTGCCCGGAGCCGCGGGTAATGCCGTTGGCTACACGGTTAAACTCGATGAGCGTTACGCCAAACTTCTCGGCGATTTCGCTGCCGGTTACCGGGCGGCCGCGCGTCTGAATCATCCAGATAACGCGCTCACGGAGGCCTGAGAATTGTCCGGTTCGACCGGGTCTGCGGTAGAAGGGTGTGCGTTTCATTTCCACTGCTCCCCGAACGTGAAGCCAATCTCCGCCAGCGCCTCGTCCATTTTCTCGATGAACTCAGGCACCATTTCGTTGAAGTTGGACATGTACTGCGGATCCCGCTCAACGACGACGTGGTGAATACCTTCGCGTTTCATGCGCGGGTCGTAGTTGGCAAAGAACCAGGCGTCTTTTCCGGTAACCCACATGCTGTACTGCACCTGGGCCATGTACGCAGACTTGATGGCTTCGAAACCGCCAAGGCGGAACTTCATGAAGTCGCGGGAGGTGAACGGACATTTCAATTCGAGGCCGAATCCGTTACTGCACAGGCCGTCAGGAGAGCACGCAGTGCGCATGCTCACGTCACGGAAAAGGATCGGAGACTCCGTGACTTTTACGTCAGTTGTGAACTCGAAGAGGGTGCGAGCATCTTCCTCGTACTGCTTACCCCAAGCCAGCGCCTTGGCGTTAACCTCAGGCGCTACACCGGTGCATACCTCGGCGAGCAAGGTGTGGAAATAGGACATTTTCATGTCAGTCCACTTCTTCCCCGATCTTGGCTTGGCGATAACGTTGTGCACTTCAGAGGCGGTGATAACGCCGAGGCGCAGCCGGTGCCATGCCTCGTCGCCTTGCTGGATAGTGGTTACGTCAATACCGGTCCGGGCAAGGATAATTTCTGGTGTCATGCTGCCGCCTTAGCCCTTTTCTGAAGGAAGCCAAACCCTTTCTGCGCCTCTTCTTCAGTGAGTTCTGACGCCTCAAGAATTTGCCGTTTGAAGATGTCGCTGCACAGTGGGAGGAAGTCTTTCTCCCAGTCTTTATTCAGCGATGTTAAGAGATCGGTTATCGCCTGCAGCGTTTCTTCGCTTGCTGCTGGTGGAAGTGATTCTGTTGTGCTGCGAGGCGTGACGTCACGGATATCTACGTCCAGTGATTTACCTTCCATTTCTTCAGCGGTAGGCTGCTGGCCAATCTCAGGCCATGCCTTACGCAACGCCTGAGCTTCCGCGCATTTCGCCAGTTGTCCATACGGGCGCTTTTTCCACATCGCGTTCGGCGCCGTGGTGTCGCGCCCTCCGGTGGCGTAGTTTTCAATCCAGTACTCTTTAGCGCTGAACTCGACGATCTCGCCGCTGGGCATGCGCTTGTAGACGGTGTATTTGCACCACTGAGGGAAGGTGACCTCGACACCAGAAAGCGTCTGAGTCGTGTCTGGCCCGAACTCTGGTTCGCGGGCCCCGGCATAATCGCCGGAGCGGTCCGCCTGAATGCGGTAAAGCCCTATGCCCGGCATGACCACGTCGCGCCATTCGCTTTTACCCGTTCTTGAGTCTTTGACGCTCATCGGCACGAGGTGAACGGGCTTCAGCAACGGATCCAACTGGCGGGCGCGGCAGTAATCGAGCGCCATCATTACCGATTCGTCTTTGGCGCCAGGGTAGATACTGTTCTTCAGCGCGCTCCAGGTAGCGACGTCGATACCTTTTTCCGTCAGCGCACTCGCCGTGATTGTTAATTCGTTTGCCATCGTTAATCCCCTCAAAAATTAAAATGGGCAGCCGGTACGGTGTTCCCAGTCGTATTCCGCCTGGGCGTAAGCAACTGCCGAAATGAAATCGTTGTAGGCTTCGCCAGCTTTATCGCTGCGAAGTCCTTCGTATGGGCTGGAGTCAATCGGGATCGTGAAGTGAAAGAGGCCGGACGGCTCTTTTGGCATCATGTCGATGATTTTCTGCGCCCGGTCGTCGATCCACTTCTCTTTCTCGTCGGTGAGCTGCTGCTCAACCCAGCGCCGATCTTCGATGCGGTCGTAAGTGAGGTATGCGTTCATGGTTGCCTCAGTAATGGATTTTCGCGCAGGGGATCAGGTCATCTTTCAGTGCGGTGAGCACTTCGATAGCCTGTTCGCGGGTTAAGCTGGTTTGGCTGGTGAGCGCGTTAACGATGTTGGTGCCGACCGTCTTGCGATGCTTCACGTCAGCTTCACGTTTTGCCTGCTCATCGGCGATGCGCTTCTCTTCGGCCAAGCGAGCATCTTCAACCTGTTTTGCCTTCAGGCGCTCAGCTTCAACCGCCGCGGCTTTTTCGCGTTCCGCCCGCGCTTCCGCTTCCTGCTTCTCGCGTTCCGCACGCTGCTCCGTTTCGATGCGCTGGCGCTCTGCCAGCTCTGCACGCGCTTTCTCTTCAGCTTCACGGCGTGCTGCGGCGTCAATCTCCGCTTTGTGCTTTGCTTCGGCATCGCGGCGGGCTTGTTCTGCCGCTTCCTGCTTCAGTCGTTCGTCACGTTCACGCTGAGCCTGTTCTGCCAAGCGTCGCTGCTCTTCGCGGTCCCGGTCGAAATCCTTGTTCATCAACAGAGCCATTTCGTGGTCTGCTTCGAACTTGGCCGCCAGCTCCTGATCGAACTTAATGTTCATTTCCAGCGCTTCGGCGTGCAGCGCGTTCATGGCTTCTTCAGCCTTGATACGTTCCTGCTCGGCTTCCCATTCGGTTAGAGGACGGCGCACTTCATCCTTAAGCGCCTCCAGCCGCTCACGCACAATGCGGCGGCTTTCGTCGATCTGCTTCGGCAGGGCTTTAAGCTCGGCAACCAGATCTTTACCGGCGTTGTCGATGTAGGTTTTTGAACGGGCAACCTTGTGCGCCATGGATGCGATAGCGTCGCGGCCTTTTCGGGTCGACACATCCGGCACCAGGCTGCGAGCTTCTTTCTCGATCGCCTCAATAATCGGGTCGAGCTGCTCTTTGGTGGTGAATACCGCCATTGCGTTCTGTTTTTCAATGACGACTAAATCCGTTACTTCGCTCATGGTTTCTCCTGAAATTTGGATGTGCAGATCCCGCCCGCTTAATGCCAGGCCGATCGGTTGAATAGGGTGGTTACTGTTGCGCGATGGATTTCGCCGGGAACTCGCCGTTGCGAAGGATGCTTTCTACCGGCCAGCATTCTGCTGTTACTTTCTGCTCTGTTGCTGCCTGGCTGCATTCCTGTTGGCTGTCGTAAACGCCGAGAATGACGTCCTGATAATCACCGTTGGTCATTGCCACGGTCAGGACGAGCGCGAATAAAGTTTCCATCAGTGAAGAGTCCTCCCGATGGCGATGGCGTAAAGGCGCTTTGCTGCTTCCCACGCCGGAGCATTGCGATGGAGTACCGCGAACGACGCGAGCCGTTGGGCCTCTCTGATCTGCTGCTGGTTTACCATGATTTCCTCTTGGCCTTATCGCGGCGAACGGAACAGTTAATACAAGACTTCAACGCATTTATTCAGTGTTTCAATGGGCGGTGGATGGCCACCGGTTGTCATAACTAAGCCGCCTCGGTGAAGCGACTGAGGTATGAGGCATTAAAAAACCCGCCGGAGCGGGTCAGTCGTAAGTGAGGCCATGGTTTTCGTACTCTTCCCCGTAGCCATCAAGCTTCTCTTCAAGCATTTCGCGAAGCTTGTTTTTCCCGTGACGCATTACTCCAAAATGGAACACTTCATTAAGCAAAGCGTCTGCATTGTTTTTGCCGCTGAGATTCACTTTTGGTATTTCGATAGTGCTGCTGCCTTTGATGGTGTCTATCTTCAAGACGCATTTACCAGACAGTTGAACCTGCTTATCTGACATACCCTTACCCTCTGTCGTTACCCGCTGATGCGGGAGAAATGCTTTGGCGATTGGATGGCCGGTGCTGGACTCCGGCTGGGCATTGACCGCGCTGCGACCAAATGCCTCTACAGCTAATTCATCCAATCCCAAAACATTCCAGTTACGCACCATTGCCGCTCTCCCTGAGCCCGCCGGGCGTCCGACGCATGGTTTACTGTCGCGCCGTTCGACTGACCGAATCTCCACTTCGCCGCTGGCTAACTTCGCTCAGCTGTCGATGTTTCGTTTCGATGGATTGATAATAGCGATGAGTATTGTTTATAGCAATACGTATTGATATTAAATAATAGCAATTGCTATTAATGCGTTGATAGCTAAAGGAATTTATTTGGATATTTTTTCGCGGGATTGAGATTCAGATCGTTTTTTTACTGCGGCGGGTATTGCTGTGACGAATGGGCTGGCTGCGGGCAATAAAAAACCCAGCACTATGGCTGGGCTTGATTCATAGCTGGGTTTGTTAACCGTGTTTTCTGTATGTCTGAGGCATGCTACCAATCACCTTGCCGAATACGAGTATCCTGTTCATTTCTTCTTTTTCGATTGGCTCCCACGGGCGATAAGTCTGATTGTCGGAGATGACCAACAGCTTATCTTTCATCTTCTGGAGGCGTTTAACGTGGGAAGTATCGTCGTAGATAAAGGCGTAGATCCCGTCACCATCAAAATGTTGGACGCTGATGTCGACGAACAATAAGTCGCCTGGTTCAATGGTCCCGGACATGCTGTCTCCGCGAACATTAATGATTCTGATCTGCTCAGCCTTCCTGCCATTAAACATCCGACGAGCATCTTCCACTGAGTATTCCACGGATCTAAGCACCTCTACAAATTCGCTGTTGATGGCTCCTGGCCCGGCGCTTACGTAAAAGTCTAGCGCCTCAATGCGGAATGTGTCAGTAGGGGCCAGCTCTGTTTTCGGCTGCGAAATTGCGGGCATTTGACCATCTTCACGCATTGGGCCAACTCCGGTTGAAAGCCACTCAGTGCGAACGCCAAGCGCATTGGCGATCTCAACGATTTTAGTTGAGCCTCGGGCATTGCCACTGGTCAGCCTCCAGATGGTGGGCTGAGCAACGCCAGACGCCTTAGCTAAAGCGCCCTGAGACATGCCAGATAGTTCCATCGCCTGATTCAGGCGTTCTGCAAGAGTTTCTTTTTTCATGAGTTTTAATTTATACGCTTGCGTATTGATGGTCAAAACACGTTTAGCTATTGCCTAAATCAATACGCATTGCTATTATCAATTCACACCAATACTCATAGGAATTGGAAGATGACGAACAAAACAATCCAGCGCGCCATTGATATCGCTGGTAGCCAGAAGAAATTAGCCGACCTTTGCGGCGTTGCTCAGCCGACGGTATGGCGCTGGTTGCACGGCGGCGGCATTGATGCCCGCTACGTAATGAAGATTGTCACTGCAACAAACGGCAAGCTAAAACCAGCAGATATCCGTCCAGACCTCGCCCAGCTGCTTGAGGCGAATAACACAGCCGCTTAATTGCGGCCCTAACCACGAAAGGGAAAGCAATGCATTCACTTGCGTATCAACAAGGTAACAAATTTTCGCCAACGGCGATGATTTACCAGAATCGCCGGGAACCTGATTCCAAGGCGTTAAACATCGATGGGATCCGCGCAGCAGTTCGCGCCTGGGCCGCTGATTGCCGCAGCCGTGAATTTGTCGCTGCACTGATTGTTGAAGAGTGGCGGGCAACCGGCGGCAACGGGTTGGATATCCCGACTGACTCGCACCGCCAGATGCAGAAAGTATTCCGCTGGATCGACGGCGACACCGAGTACGCCGCCAACAACATTCGCCAGCTGGCTCCGGCAATCATGGCCGTGCTGCCGCTGGAGTACCGCAACCGCCTGGCGCCGAAGAACGACACGATGTCACTAATCGCCTCTGCAATGAAAGAGTGCGCCGAGGCTAAACAGGCAGTGCTTCTGGACGCTCCAGAGCATCAGAAGCTGAAAGAGGTAAGCGAAGGTATAGCGTCGCTGTTCCGCCTCATGCCGGAGCAGGTAGGGCCGCTGATGACAATGGTGACGTCGATGTTGGGGGTTATGTGATAGGTGCCAGAAAAGAAAAAGCCCTTGAAGCGGTCACTTCAAAGGCCTTCCAAACACTGTGTTACGCCAAGTAACGGGAGTAAGTATGTCAAAAACTCGCAAAAAGTACCAGGAAAAAGAGGAACGTCGCCATCCAGATTCACCAGATGGCCTGGTTGTCGCTGCCTCAAAAAACCGGGCGTTCGCGGAGCGCTTCGTTGGCATGGCAAGACTGGCACTGATTCAGGCAGGGGTGAAGCATGGGCGTCGTTAAGCATTTAGCAGACTACAGGCCGCCGCTGGAGGTCGTGGAGCATCGTGTGGCGCAACTGGAAGATGGGTTCACTCGCGTCGCGAATGAGCTTCTTGATGCCGTTATGGCTTCAGGTTTGAGCGAAACTGAGATGTGCATTGTGCTGGCTGTCTGGCGCAAAACATACGGCTTCAATAAAAAAATGGATTGGGTCAGCAACGAGCAACTGGAGCAGATGGTTGGTAAGCACCACACGCATTGCTCTACTGCCAAAAACCTGCTGATCGGCAAGAAGGTATTCATTCAGGAAGGCCGCAAAGTGGGCATGAACACTAATGTCTCCGAGTGGAAAACAAAGGTTAACGGATTCTGCAAAACATTAGCTAAACCTGCTAAGAAAACCTTAGCGGAAGTTGCTAACAGAACTAAGCAGAAGGTGCTAACCACAAAAGACAATAATCAAAATACAGAAAGACAAGATCCCCCTAAATCCCCCCAGGGGGAAAAATCGCTCGCTCAGGATGTGATGGATTACTTCAACGAGCTAACTGGTAGTCGTTGTGCTGCGCTGGCACCTTTCGAGAAAGCTCTCTCCACGGTGAAGAGCAAAGACCAGTGCTACACCGCTGAAGAGCTGAAACTCGTTATCCGCTGGGCCCATGTGAACTGGGGTCACAGCTTCAAGCCAGAGAACCTGTGCCGTATGACCCGCTTTGATGGATACCTGTCAGACGCCCTGGTATGGGCAGATGGTCATGGAAGCAACCCGGAAGCCTGTCCGCACGCAGAGATCATCAAGCTCTGGAATGAAAAATTCCCTTCGAAAGCCGTTTCGCTGCATGAGTGGAACCGCCGCCGCCCGGCCTATCGAGACCTGGAAGCTGTATGGAACGGCAAAACCACCCAGGGCAACTGGCGCGAACTGAAGCACATGGGCATGGCCTTCGAGCTGATTAGCAAGTCTTCCCTGTTCGGCACCAGAGGCGATCAGCCATGGCTGACTCTCGACTGGATACTTAATCCGAAGAACTGGGGATCTGTCTACGAGCAGGCCATCAACGAGCACCGTGAGCGCAAGGGAGTCAAAGCATGAGCCGTTTTATTGATTTATACGTTGAGCAGGCCGTCATCGGCGGGATCATGCTCGCAGCGGGCCGCACAGACGGCGTTGACATGGCGACTGACGCGATTGAGGGGCTGACTGAGGACCACTTCACAGCAACGCCTCACAAGGTGGCTTTGCGGTCCTATAAGCGCCTTAACGAATCCGGGGAGAAGATAGACCTGCTGACACTGACCAGCGACCTTGAGCGCCTTGGAGCGCTGGAGAGTGCGGGCGGATTCGCTTACCTGGCTGAATGCAGCAAAAACACACCGTCGTTCGCGAACCTTGCCTCGTACTGCGAAAAGTTGCGGGAAATGCATCTCGGCCGCCGGATGACCCTGGCGCTACAGGTAGGGATCCAGAAACTGTCCGAACCATCCAGTGAGGGTATCGCTGACATCATCGGCAACATACAGGCCGATATCTCCGGTATTGAGCACAGTGCTGACTATGGAACCGAACACATCACCACCGGGATCGACATGTCGTTAGAGACCATCCAGTCGATTATCAGCGGTGATATCTGGAAGCACAAAACCGAGCTTGGCATGGCAACCATCGACAGCGCATTCGGCGGGTTCAACAACACCGATTTTATCGTCGTTGGTGGACGTCCTGGCATGGGGAAAACCATGTTTAGCACCACAGTGACAGAAACCGTAGGCCTGAAAAACAAAAAGCCAGTGCTGTTCTTCAGTCTCGAAATGCCAGTGGAACAAATCTCTGAGCGAGTCGCTTTCCACCGGGCGCGGGTAAGCAAAGAAGATCTGCTGAGCAAAGTTAGCGGGAAAATGGACGAGGCATGGGGGAAGGTTAGTCACTGCATGAAGGAGTTCATCGACTCTCCAATCTACATCAATGACAAGCCATCCCTGAGCGTTCACCAGGTGCGTGCTGAAGCGCGCAGAATGAGCAAGAAGCTGGGCGGACTGGGCGTGGTAATCGTCGATTATCTTCAGAAAATGCGGATGTCAGACCCGGAGAACATGAACCGCAGCGTAGGGGAGATCGCCACTGGACTGAAAAACCTGGCAAAAGAATTGCGTTGCCCGGTCATCGCTCTGGCCCAGTTGAACCGAAACCTGGAGCAGCGCGCTAATAAGCGTCCCGTTGCGGCAGACCTGCGAGAGTCTGGCGTTATTGAGCAGGAGGCAGATGTGATCTTCATGGTGTATCGGGATGAGAAGTACAACGAAAACACCGAACTGAAAGGCATCACCGAAATCATCTGTGTGAAGTCCCGCCATGCGCCGGGGGCAGAAAAGACCTACCACTTCAGCAGCCGCTACTCCGGCCTGGACCCGGTAGATTTCACCTACAGCGGCCAGATGCAACAGGAGGCTGACTATGAGTGCTAAGACGATGAAAGGCAAACAGGCAATTCTGCGTTATCTCGAAACGCACCGGACCTTCACCGCGAAGGATGTGGCCACAGAGTGCGGCATGACCATCAACTGCATCACGAAGAACGCTATCGATCTGGAGCGGGCCCGCAAGATTGTGCGCGTGAGCAAGGTCTGGCGAACGGTGACTTATCGCCTGGCTACGCCGGAAGAGCAGGACGGCACCGCGCGCAGCTGCACCAACGGAATATTTCAGGAGTGCCGCAACAGTCCGGCGATGAGAAGGGTATTGATGGTTTGGGGGAGGGTAGGGGTATGAAACAGAAATTTATCGAGTGGTTTACCAAGAACAACAACGGCTGCTCGCCAGCGATGGAAGACGACAGAAGCTTTGTCTACGAGATGACGCAGCACATGTTCGAAGCCTACCAGGCTGGCGTGGCAGAAGGTGAAGCCAGATGCGCGCGGCTGGCTGCGGAGAATGCGAGGCTGAACAAATTCATCACACAGAGTTGCTACGTGTTTGATGGTGAACAGCATGAAATATCCGACGCGTATATCAGTGCTACAGATGGAGGTATGCCAGAAACTCCAGAAACAGAAAATTTCTTTACTGAAGTGCGGGCTCAGGCTCGCAAGGAAGGCGCTCACTTTGTTGCTAACCGAATGTTGGCCGCATGGGATGCTGGATTTATCGACGACACAGCAAAGAGCGCGGCAGACATCGCGCGGATGATTCTCACATCAACAGAGTTTATGGCTGATGCTCCCGAAGGCGATTTCGATCGCTCGTTCGCTGATGGCGTACTCGAAGACATCGCCGCCCAGCTTCGCCAGGAGGCCGCCCAATGAGCAACATCGACAAACGGGCATTACGTGAAGCAGCCAATGCGGCAAACGCAGCATCATGGGGATATTGGGAGTCTTACAAGCCACACAAAGGAGCGCGAGGCTATGAGGTTAAGGTTGGCGTGAAAGCGGTAGCGCAACATTGCCTCAAGGTTGATTCAGTTTTCATCGCCGCAGCCAACCCCGCCACCGTACTGGTGCTGCTGGATGAGCTGGAAGCAAAAGACTCAACCATAGCCACTCAGCAGCAGGAGATACGAACGCTTCTTAATGCGTTAGGGCAATCATCAGAGAAGAGAAATTCTGACCTTCCTGACCAGAAGCGAATTATTGGTTGGCGAGCATCAGACTACACCGACGAGACATCTGACCCTGAGCTAGCTAAAAACTGGGCCGCTGCAATTGGTGTGCTGCCGATTTTTGAAGGCGACGTGAATACCAAACTAACGGCCGCTGCAGCCGGGAAAGGAGAGGCATCATGAGCACCTTCACCAAAGAGCAGTTAATCGAAAAGCTTCAGCACAGAATTTCTGTCGCATCAGGATTTCCGGAGTCAGAAAAAGCGCAAATGGATCTTGAGCTGGCGCGTATCGCGCTGGCATCGCTCGAAGCGGAGCCTGCCATTCATCGCTGGCGCAGGGTGACCGCTGAGCCATACGGCCCTTATCCTTGGCATTACGGTAATTTTATCTGCTTCTCAAAACCAGTTGATGGGATTGAGGACGAGTATTATTACGCCGCCCCGCCAGCGCCGGTATCTGTGCCTGATGAGCGTTATCAGCATCTGAGTGAGCTTTATCACGCGCAGGAGAAACGGCTGTTCAAGCTCGCACAGCGAATCAAGGGGGCGTCATTCGATAAATACGCGTACTCACCATCGCAGGCTATCGATGTCCTGGAGTCAGCAATTTTTGGTGAGCGCGAAGATGAATGCCGCGCCGCCATGCTTCAGGGTGCCGAACTTGTAAGTAATCGTGATGAGTTGCCGGATGGTTGGGTGGCTTGCAGTGAGCGGATGCCGGAGAAAGCTGATGAAGTTTTGTGTGCCAAAGAATTCGATGGTCCAGGTGATTGGCGCCAAAAGGTTGGTTATTACTTAGCGGGGAAATGGACGGTGTATAGCGCATCATGGACGCCGACCCACTGGATGCCACTGCCAGCAGCACCGCAGCAGGAGGCCGACAATGAGTAGTCTCAACGTTATTGCGGCCAGAGCCAGATTGATTTCATGGAAAAGACAGTTTGGCCCGTTTGTCAGATGCCCTGAATGCTTTCACGGGATCGCTAAATGTGGGCTATGCAAAGGTTCTGGCAAGGTCATTCAGGAAGATATCGACGCATGGAATAACCCGATAGCAAAATTCAAGCGGCAGGAGGTGAAGTGATGGGCAAGTTTACTTTCGTCATTGAGTTCGAAGAAGGCAAGGAGCCGCCAGTGCATGCCCATATGGAAGCTTTGGGCGGGAAGGTTGTAGCGGTCGCGTTCCGGGATGCATTGAGCGAGGGTAATCCTACGCAGACGATCACTACCCATCCTCAGGTGCTTAGTGAGATGCGGTGCTTTATCTGCAATGGTAAGCATCCTATCGGTGTCGCCTGCCCACTCAGTTCGCCATCAGTGGTATCGCATAATGCCTGACCCATTAGACGCATAACAAACAGGCCTCTTCGGAGGCCTGATTACACAGCACGAAATGTTAATAAAGAAAAGAAGTAAAAGCTCAATATTTATACATAACTTATTGAAAAGGAAATCAAATGACCACTATCGTAATAGACCACGAGGTGCAAGACGACAAGATTCACATGATAGAGGAATTGCTACATGACGTAGCGCTACGTGACGTTAACTGGAGCGGCGCAAAGTTCGAAATTGAGCGAGGAGACTTTACCTGCATTCCAGACGATGAAAGCGCTGATGCTGTAAAATTGCTCAATAAGATACAGGAAATAATCTCCGGTTACTGACCCTCCTTAAATTGATTTTCAAGAATCAAGCAGCCATAATCATGTCATCGGAGCCTGAACAACTCCGGTGACTTCTGCGCATTTAAGGGGACTTAAATGCGACCACAATCTGAACTCCTCACCTTGTCACAGATGCAGAAATGCACCTGCGATTTTCTGCATTCTGCGTTACCTCTTGGAGGTGGCGTATGAGTATCAAATTCTACCTACGCGACGAGCAGGTTCGCCGCAACCTCATCGACTACATCAACAAGCAGCCTGTCAACGCAGATTTTCCGCTCGTGGTGAGTTTTGCCGACCCTAAGCGCACCCTTCCTCAGAATTCACTATTCCACGCGCTTTGCGGCGACCTGGCAAAGCATCGCATTCAGTGGGCTGGCTCTGCTTGGTCGCTTCCGTCGTGGAAATCAATTTTGGTCTCCGGTCACTCCATTGCCACTGGAGGGCAGGGGAAGGTTATTGCCGGGCTTGAGGGGGAATTGGTGGCAATTCGCGAAAGCACCTCATCGATGGGGATCAAGCGGATGAACAGCCTGATTGAGTACACCCAGGCTTTCGCCGTCAGCCAGAACATCCAACTTCGCGATGTCCGTTATCGTGGCGATTATTTTGGGAGGCTTGCATGAATAATCCTCTCGCACGCGTCATCACAAACGAAATCTTCCGCGTTCGGACTCGCCGTCAGCGCAAGCCAGTGATTAAGCCGTCCGACATCCCGACCCTGAAGGACTACACCGCCCGTCTGGTCGATAAGAAATGGCTGCGCCTGGCGGCACGGAGGAAGTCATCGTGAGCAATATCATTCAGCAACTTCAAGATTATGACCTCTGCCAGCTTCAGTCGCTGAGGAATCACATCAACGAACTTATCGCCCAGAAAAAGCAGGAAGAGAAGCGAGTTGTTTGGCGGGTAATGGATGCATTTATGGCCGTAGATAACTTCAGGGAAGAAGATTATTTGAAGGCTGTAGAGTGCCTGGCTGCAGAGGCGGAAAAAATAAATGCCGATGAGCACTCCACCAATAAGGAGCGCGAGTTGCGGATCGTCGCTGAGCGTGTGCCCGCATCTGAATATGAGGGCTGGTTCAATGGCTAAGTTACCGCGCCGCAAGTGCGCACATCATGGCTGTCGCCAGTGGTTCCACCCGGTACGCAACGGGCAGTTAGTTTGTAGCTTCGAATGCGCCAGCGCGATCGGCAAAGAACAGACCGCAAAAGCCCGTGAAGCCGCTAAGCAGAAGGCGGCGCAGCGCCAGCGCACCGAAGAGAAGGCAGGACGCCAGCGTCGCAAGGCCAAGCGCGAGTCATTCAAGACTAAAGCTCAGTGGGATAAAGAGGCCCAATCGGCCTTCAACCGCTACATCCGGATCCGTGACGAGGGGAAAGAATGCGTCAGCTGCGGCAATCCACTCATCGGCAAAAGCAATTACCTGACCGGTAGCGCCATTGACGCCAGCCATTACCGATCACGTGGTGCTGCCTCACACCTCAAATTCAACGTGTTTAACGTCCACTCCGCTTGCACCCGCTGTAACCGGCAGTTGAGCGGTAATGCCGTTGAGTATCGAGTTCGGCTGATTGAGCGTATTGGTCTGGAGCGTGTCGAGCGCCTTGAATCTGACAACGAGCCACGCCGGTTCGATATCCCATACCTGCAGCGCATCAAATCCATCTTCACACGCAAAGCCCGCGAGTTGGAAAAACGCCGGACCCGCCGTCAGGAGGCCGCATGAACTATACCGACTTCCTCCAGTACCAGGCCGAAAGCGTTAAGCGCGCCAGCCTGCCACCAGTAGCAAAGCACAGCGAGACCAAAACCAACCAGCCACAGAAGGAAGCCGCATAATGAACCTCGAATCAATCGCTAAATACTTTGCGCCTAAATCACCGATGTTCAGTGACTCTCCTCGCGCAACAGCATCAGACAGCCTGACCGGAACTGACGTTATGGCGGCGCTTGGCCTTGTTGGGCACAAATGCGGATTTGGCTTCGATCTTTACCTGTCAAAGATTGGCGTCACCACCCCTGACATAGCACTGGAGAGACTGTATGAGCAGGCGAGGAAATTATCAGGTAAGAACAGAGCATTATCAGATCTCGATGAATCACTTCGCGCAGGCGTTCTTAAAGTTATCTGCGCTTTTGCATACCAGGATTACTCAAGAAGTGCTGCCAGCACTCGAAAATGTGATTGCTGCGATGGGGACGGATTTACAGATGCTCAGGTGTTTACGAACAAGGTCACCTATCCGTGGGGCAAACCGCCGTACTGGGCGAAAATGTCACGGGCCGTGCGTCCGAGCGACTGGGAGAGTTGGTCTCAGGCGCGTGAGGTGGTGCGGGTTAAATGCAAACCATGTAACGGAAAAGGTGTTATCAGCAATTCGTGTCGCTGCCACGGAAAAGGTAAGGTGCTGGACAAGGCAGAAAGCTATCGGCAGGGCGTGCCGGTGATGAAGGTCTGTGGCCGTTGCGGAGGTAGAGGATATGCAAGACTCAAGTTCTCGACGGTAATTGATGGTGTTAATACCGTTGTGGAGATAAAGAAAACCGCAGCATATGAGCAACTTCAGCCGATCTTTGAGGAACTGGTCGCCGAATGCCATAAACAGGAGTCTATGGCTGATTCTATTCTCTCAAAAGTCACGAGATGAAAAATACTTTCCATGAAACATTGGTTATGTAGAAAATAGACTTGCATTTTGCGGAAGAACTGGATAGATTCATCTCTAACGCTGGGAATCCGTTCAGTCGTTCCGAAGCAAAAAAATTACAAGCCCGAGGTTAACGCCTTGGGCTTTTTTATTAGCTGATTTAGCTCAGTAGGTAGAGCGCCTGCCTTGTAAGTAGGATGTCGGCGGTTCAACTCCGTCAATCAGCACCAGAATCCCGCCAGCTGGGATAGGCCGTAGAGCCGACATTGCCTTACCCTCACATTGCCAGCCACGCCGCTGGCTTTTTTATTATCAGGTTCCAGGAATCATCCTCGACATGCTTTGTTGTTAAACTCAGCCCGAGAACCTGACCCCTTTCAAACACAGCACCCGCTAGATACGCGAGGTGAGAGTATGTATCGCATGGAAAAAATAACCACTGGTGCTGCCTATGGCGCTTCAGCCGGGAGCATCCTAAATGGCATGTTGAATGCCTACAGCCCCGAGCAGTGGAATGCGATCGGCGTGCTGGTGGGTATCATCATTGCCGTACTGACGTACCTGACGAATCTGTATTTCAAGATCCGCGAAGACAACCGCCGCAGCAGGAGCCGAGATGAACCCGACACTCAGGAATAAGCTGGTGGGTGCCATTGTTGGCGGATCCGGAGCAATCACCATTTCTGCAGTAATGCTGGGTAATGCAGATGGTCTGGAGGGGCGGCGCTATTACGCCTATCAGGATGTTGTCGGCGTCTGGACTGTTTGTGATGGGCACACCGGTACCGACATTCGCCGCGGCCACCGCTACACCGACAAAGAGTGCGACAACTTGCTGAAGGCAGATCTGCGAAAGGTGGCAAACGCCATCGACCCGCTGATCAAGGTTCGCATCTCTGAGCCGACCCGCGCCGCGCTTTACTCCTTTACCTACAACGTTGGCTCTGGTGCCTTCGCCAGTTCCACGCTGCTGAAGAAGTTGAACGCCGGTGATGTACCGGGTGCATGCAAAGAACTGCAGCGCTGGACGTATGCCGGTGGTAAACAGTGGAAGGGGTTGATCACCCGACGCGAGATTGAGCGTGAAGTTTGCGAGTGGGGCCAGAAATGAGCCGACTAACAGCAATCATCTGCGCTGTCGTTATCTGCCTGCTGGGTTCAATGGCCTGGGCTATTAACCACTACCGCGGCAACGCCATCACCTACAAAGACCAGCGCGACAAGGAAACCGAGAAACTCAGCCTGGCAAAGGCCACCATCACTGATATGCAGGCCCGCCAGCGAGACGTTGCTGCACTGGATGCCAAATACACGAAGGAGCTGGCAGATGCTAAAGCTGAAAATGATGCTCTTCAGCGCAAGCTTGATAATGGTGGTCGGGTGCTCGTCAAAGGCAAGTGTCCAGTGCCAGCCACAACCGAAACCGCCAGCACCTCCGGCGTGGGCCATGATGCCACCGTCGAACTCTCTGACGTTGCTGGACGAAACGTTCTCGGTATCCGATCCGGAATCAAGCAAGACCAGTCAGCACTGAGGGTGCTGCAGGAGTACATCAATACGCAGTGCCTGAAGTAAACGAGCCTCGCCATCGTGCGGGGCTTTTTAATACCAGAAGAAGCAGGAGAATAAGCATGTTAACAGTAAAAGTGATGTCGCCAGGTGGTGGCGAAGAGATTCATTGCGGCCTGAGTGTTGGCTTTAATCCCACCCAGCAGAGCATCGCGGTATCGGGAATGGACAAAAATGTATTCCTGAAACCTGGCGAGGTCGCCTACGTGATGAACCAGAACGGAAAGACGGTTTCTCGTTACGAGCATATTGCCAGTCAGGAAGCACTGCATAACGCGGTGGATTCGTAGCCATTACAAAGCTCACCTGCTGGTGGGCTTGATAATGGATATCCCACTGAGCGGATAAATCAAAAATAACCCCTGCAACGGATAATGACGGAGCAACAAATGGCAAAAGCCAAATGGCACAGACTTCCGGCATTCACCATTCCGCTGTTTCAAAGTGCGCATGTCTACCTCGCAACAACCAGAGAACAGTTTCAGCACGCTGATAAATTCCTTGGCGGCAGCGGGGATGAGAGGCCGTTTAACTCTGGACTGGCAAGCAACTATGAAAACACCGATACCGGAGAGCGTTGCTACCTGATCGGAGTATTCGATAATCAGATATCCACGCTCGTTCATGAATGCGCTCACGTATGCTTTTACGTTTGCTGTGATGTCGGCGTGACAACCAAGCCGGAAGACGCCAACGAAACGTACTGCTACATGCTGGATCGCATGTTCAGTCACTTCCTGCCATACATCAAACAGGAATAAACAATATGGCAAAACCGGACTGGGGCGCGCTTCAGCAACGGTTCCTGTCCGACCATGCCGTAACCGGCGTATCACCGAAGGATTGGTGTGAAGCGCAGGGACTGAATTATGCAACCGCACGCCGATATATCAAAAAACCTTCTGCGCAAACTGCGCAAAAATCTGCGCAGAAAAAAGTGCGCACTGCGCAGAAAGAACAAAGCGCAGAAGAGCTGGTGGATGATGATGGATTAACGGCACAGCAAAGGCGTTTTGTCGCAGAATACCTAAAGGATGGTAACGCCACACAAGCAGCTATCAGGGCGGGTTATAGCAAAAAATCCGCTGAACAAATCGGTTATCAACTTCTTCAGAAAACTTCAGTTGCACAGGCCATTGCGCAGCAGCAGAAAGCCTCCATTGCGCGCACGCTTGGCAGTGCTGATGAGGTTCTCTCCCAGATGTGGCAACTTGCCACTTTCGATGCAAACCAGCTTTCACAGTATCGTCGCGGAGCTTGTCGCTATTGCTGGGGCTTTGGCCACCATTATCAGTGGCGTGATGCTGTGGAGTTTGACGAAGCAGTCGCGAAAATCGAGGGCAAGGAAGGTGCTAAGCAACCGGAAGACCCCGGCGGGTATGGCTATGACCACAACCGAGAGCCTAACCCTGAATGCCCGCGCTGCAATGGCGACGGAGTAGGACAGCCTTACTTCGCAGACACCCGGAAACTTTCCCCTGATGCTGCTTTGGCTTATTCCGGCGTCAAGCTTGGGAAGAATGGTGTTGAGATAACGGCAATCAGCCGCGAGCGCATGTATGAAGCCGTTATGAAGCGGCTTGGCCTGGCAGATAGCGAATTCGCGCAGCGCCTCCAGCAGATCGAAATCGACCGCCGGCAGCTGGAGGTTGAGAAACTCCGCAAAGAGCTGGCCGGTGATGGTGATGATGACGAACCAACGCCAGTTGCAATCAATATCAACGTAGTGGACGCGAGGGCGGAAGATGGGGATCAGCCCGACACTTAATATCCCTCAGGCGCGGTTCCTGGCAATGCAGCACAAATTCAAAGCCTACGTTGCTGGGTTCGGTTCCGGTAAGACGTGGGTGGGTTGTGGCGGCATTTGCAAAGGAATGTGGGAACACCCGAAGATTAACCAGGGCTATTTCGCGCCAACGTACCCGCAAATTCGTGACATCTTCTACCCGACGATTGAAGAGGTGGCCTTTGACTGGGGGCTGACCGTCAAAATCAACGAGGGGAACAAAGAGGTTCACTTCTACGAGGGGCGACGGTACCGCGGGACAACTATCTGCCGCTCGATGGAGAAGCCCGGCTCGATAGTCGGCTTTAAAATCGGTAACGCGATGGTGGATGAGCTGGACGTTATGGCGGCTGCCAAAGCGCAGCAGGCGTGGCGAAAAATCATTGCCCGTATGCGTTATAAGGTTGATGGGCTGCGTAACGGTATTGACGTCACGACCACGCCAGAAGGGTTCAAATTCGTCTACCAGCAGTTCGTTAAGGCTGTGCGTGAAAAACCTGAGCTTTCTGCTTTGTACGGGCTGATTCAGGCCAGTACGTTCGACAACGCGAAGAACCTGCCCGCGGATTACATCCCTTCGCTGATGAACTCCTATCCTCCGGAGTTGATTAAGGCGTATCTGAGGGGGCGCTTCACCAACCTGACCAGCGGCACTATCTATCACCAGTTCGATCGACGCCTGAATAACTGCACCGATGAAGAACAGGCAGGCGAGCCGCTGTATATCGGCATGGACTTTAACGTTGGCAAAATGGCAGCCATCGTCCACGTCCTTCGGAATGGCGAGCCGCGCGCCGTTCGCGAATTGATAAAAGTTTATGACACGCCGGCCATGATAAAGCGTATCCAGGAAGAGTTCTGGCGCTACGAGGGCGGACGCTACGTGTCGTCCAGGCAGATTTATATCTTTCCAGATGCCTCTGGTGATTCGCGCAAATCGAATAACGCCAGCGCTACGGATATTGCGCAGCTCAAACAGGCCGGATTCAGCGTGGTGGTAAACGCAGCCAACCCGCCAGTGAAGGATCGCATCAACTCCATGAACGCCATGTTCTGCAATGGCAACGGCGAGCGCCGCTACAAAGTGAATGTTGCTCGCTGCCCGGTCTATACCGACAGCCTTGAGCAGCAGGTATGGGCGGCAAACGGCGAACCGGATAAATCAGCCGACAACGATCACCCAAATGATGCTGGTGGCTATTTCATCGTGAAGCAATTCCCGATCATCAAGCCGACCGGAAAAGTCACTCAACTACGGATTTAACTCCATGCCTGACATCTCAACACCCAATCTGGACTATGGGAACATGGTCGAGGCGTGGGATATCAACGATGCCCTGATGGGCGGCACGCTCTATATGCGACAGCTGGGCGAGCAATATCTACCGCGCTGGCCGAAAGAAGACAAAGAGGACTACAAAAAACGCCTCGCCGTGGCCACGCTTCTGCCAGCCTACGAAGAGACCATTAAGCAAAACATCGGGCGTGTATTCGCCGAGCCCATTAAGCTTGCCGAGAATGTGCCGGATCAGCTTCGAGAGTATGCGAAAAACTTCGACCTTGAAGGGACGCGCCTGGACGTATGGGCGCAGGCCTTCTTCGGTCTGGCGATGCAGTATGGCCTCTCCCACGCGCTGGTGGATTATCCCAGGGTGGACACCGAAAAGGTGAAAACCAAAGCTGAAGAGAAAGCTACCGGCGCGCGCCCCTATGTCACCATGCTCAATCCACGCCAGGTAATTGGCTGGAAGTCGAAAATGGTGGACGGCAAAGTGGTGCTGACTGCGCTGCGTATCAAAGAGGTTGTGGTCGAAGACGGCGACGACTTCGGGCAGACCAAAGTCGAACAAATACGGTACCTGACACCCGGAAAGGTGGAAATTTACCGCAAGGCTAAAGATGCTGACGGTGCCGCGAACTGGGCGCTATTCGATGGGTGGCAGACATCCCGCCAGGATATCACTCTGGTCACGCTCTACACCAAGCGCACCGGGTTTATGTGTGGTTCACCTCCATTGCTCAATATGGCCCTGCTGAACATTAAGCACTGGCAGAGCCAGAGCGAGCAGGACAACATTCTGCATGTCGCCCGGGTGCCGATACTGACAGTATTCGGTCTCGAGCAGGATCAGGAATTAGTGATTGGCTCTTCCTCTGCTACGTCATTCTCCGATCGGAACACCCAGGGCCTGGAATACGTCGAGCATACAGGTTCCTCCATCGGTGCTGGCAAAGAGTCGCTGGCAGAGCTAGTGGAGCAAATGCGACAGGCAGGTGCGAAGCTGCTGCGCACCGAAAATACCTCTACCAAGTCGGTAGACCAGACCTCTGAAGAGAAAATGCAGGAGCAGTCACCGCTCTACACCATGGCGACAAGCCTGGAAGATGCGATCGACAATATCCTGCAAATCATGGCTGAGTACATCGGTGAAGCGGAAGGCGGCAACGTTGATGTGCGCACCGAGCTTGATGTCGAGTCGAAAGAGTTTAATCCACCAGCGGCTATGGCCATTCAGTCGCTGCGCCAGGGCGGTGACCTTCGTCGTATCGATGCAATCAAAGCCCTGCAAAAACTCAACCTGATTGATGCCGACGCTGATCCCGATGTGGTTCTGAGCGAGTTGCTTGCTGAGTCAGCATCTCTGACTGAACCGCCGCCGGGTGAGGTGTGATATGGCTCGTTCGGTAAACGACAGGTTGCAGGACGAGACCATAGCTCACGGACTTTACGTGACGCGCTACGGTACGGGCGTTGCCCGACGAATGGTGACGCTGCTTAACAGGATGGATGCTGAACTGGCTGCCCGACTGCTTGTACTGCTGGAGGGTAAGCGCGCTGACACCTACAGCGCGCGTCGCCTTGCATCGCTACTGGCTGGTGTGCGGGATCTAAACCAGCAGGCCTACGAACCGGTCAATGCTGCTCTGATGCGCGAACTGACGCGTTACGCTGATTATGAGACCGGGTATCAGTTTGACCTGTTCAGCAGCCTTATTCCCGGTCAGGTGCTTAAGCACGTCCCGCTGCAAAGCATTGTCCCGGAACAGGTCTATGCTGCTGCGGTGGCGCAGCCGTTCCAGGGGAGGTTGCTGAAAGAGTGGGGCAAGAAACTCGAATCGGATCGGCTGGAAAAAATTACCAGTGCCGTACGCACAGGATTTCTTCAGGGAGAAACCGTCGAGCAGATTGTGAAGCGGGTCGCCGGCACGCCGCAACTTAAACGCCAGGACGGGGTTATCAATGCCTCACGTCGAGACCTTGCGGTAGTAACCCGCACGGCGGTGAACCATGTGGCCGCTACAGCGCGCCAGGAGTTCGCCCAAGCCAACAGCGATATCGTGAAGGCGAAACAGTGGTCTTCGACTCTGGACACCCACACCAGCCAGTGGTGCATCATCCGCGACCGCAAACTCTACTCGCTCGATGGCAAGCCGCTGGGCCATGCAATCCCATATCTGCGCGGGCCCGGCAAAATTCATTTCTGCTGTCGCTCATGCGAAATTCTGATCACTAAATCGTGGGAGGAATTGCAGATAGCCTCTGGCGAACTGAGCAGCGCCACACGCGCTTCGATGGATGGACAGGTGCCTTCGCATACCAGCTATGCCGAATGGCTCGTCAGGCAACCGTACGCACGGCAGGAGCAGGTGCTGGGCGTTACTCGCGCGCGAATGCTGCGTGACGGCAAAATCACCGTGCCTGAGATGTTCAATGATGCCGGGGAGTTTCTGACCCTGGACGAACTGCGCCGCGTGGATGCGTCGGCGTTTGAGGAATAGGGTATGCGTAACGAAGATTTTCACTACGTTGGAGATGGTCGTGGAAGGCGAAGGGTGTTCGTTAATGGCAATGAGATAAAGAGCTGTGTATGGGCTGATGTCAAACGTGGTATCGCCTGTATTCATCCACACCCGTTACGGATCCACAAGCGAAAGCGGGGTGAAATTTACTCCCGCAAGCTGCGCGGTTACATAACCATCGAATTTATCTAACAGGCTGCCTCCGGGCAGCTTTTTTTATGCCTGCCGCTGAGCGGATGCGACGCGGTGCCCGGGTCGGATGACCCATTACGTATGGCCGGAAGGCTGGAGCAAAAACAATGAAACTGAAACTTGATGCTAACGGAAATGTGGTCGTTGAAAACGGTATGCCTGTGTACATCCATGATGATGGCAAAGAGATCCCGTTTGATGCGGTCGCAGCGATGACCAAAATCACCTCCCTGAATGGTGAGGCGAAAACTCACCGTGAAGCTAAGGAAGCGACGGAAGCCAACCTCGCGAAATTCTCTGGCATCAGTGACCCGGCCAAGGCGCTCGAAGCCCTGGAGATGATGACCAAAATCGACCAGAAAAAACTGATCGACGCTGGCGCTGTTGACCAGGTTAAGGCTGAGATTACCAAGGTATTCCAGCAGCAGCTGGATGAAGCGAACGGCAAGACCAAACAGCTCGAAAGCCAGCTCTACGACGAGATGATCGGCGGCCGCTTCGGTGGCTCCAAATTCATTTCAGAGAAGATGGCGATCCCGGCTGAGTTCGTGCGTTCGTACTTCGGGCAGAACTTCAAAATCGAAGACGGCAAGGTCGTGGCCTTCGACGGTCAGGGCAATAAGGTGTTCTCCCGCACCAAGCCCGGCGAGCTGGCCAGCTTCGATGAAGCGCTGGAATCTCTGGTCGAGTCGCACCCGCAGAAAGACTACATCCTCAAAGCGTCCGGCAACAGCGGCGGCGGTTCTCACCAGTCGCAGCACCAGGCCGGGCAAAAAACCATGAAACGCGATGCGTTTGATTCCCTGGATAACGCTGGCAAGCAAGCAGCGCTGAAAGACGGCGTCAGCATCGTCGATTAAATCGAAAGGAGCCATAAATGGCAGGCAATACCCTTACTGGTCTGATCCCGACCATCTATACCGCGCTGGACGTAGTGTCCCGCGAGCAAACTGGTTTTATTCCTGCGGTGGCGCGTGACGCGAAAGCGGATGCTGCTGCAAAAGACCAGACCGTACGTGCGCCAGTCGCACCTGCAGCCACCACTGAAGATATTGTCCCTGGTCCGTCAGCACCTAATTCTGGCGACCAGACCATCGGTGGTGTGGATGTCAAAATCACCAAATCCAAGATGGCCCCGGTCAAATGGAATGGTGAAGAGCAATTGGCTTTGGGCCCGGCTGGTACCTACAACACCATCCTGGCTGACCAGTTCAAGCAGGCTTTCCGAGCGCTGGCGAACGAAGTGGATGCAGACCTCGCTGCGCTGTACCTCAACTCCTCCCGCGCTGTTGGCGCGCCGAAGAATACCCCGTTCAGCATCAAAGACGATCTGACTGATGCTGCGTTGGCGCGTCAAATCCTGACCGATAACGGTGCGCCGACTACCGATTTGCGTATGGTGCTTGGTGGCGAAGCGATGGCATCCATCCGTGGTAAACAGGCTGTCCTCTTCAAAGCGAACGAAGCGGGAACCGACCAGCTGCTGCGTGAAGGTGTTATCGGTCGCATCATGGGCTTCAACCTCCACGAATCCTTCAGCATCAAGCGTACCGCGAAAAGCGCTGCTGCTGGCTATAAGGTCAATGGCGAGAAGAAAGAGGGCGATATCATCATCGCTATCTCTGCCGGCACCGGCGGTATTGCTGCAGGTACTGCGGTGAAGTTCGCTGGTGATGACAATCAGTATCTGGTTGTTGCGGCTACGTCTTCCACTATCACCATCAGCGCGCCGGGGCTCCGTCAGGATCTGGCAGACCAGGCTGATGTCACTGTGTTGAGCGAATTTGTACCGAACATGGCGTTTGACCGCGGGGCATTCCTGCTGGCCAGTCGTACCCCGGCGATGCCTGAAGGTGGCGATACTGCTGATGACGTCATGAATGTGACCGACCCGGTATCTGGCATCACCTTCCAGGTTGCGCTGTACCGCCAGTACCGTCAGGTGCGTTATGAAGTTGGTCTGGCATGGGGTGTGGCTGCTGTGGCGCCACGTCATTCCGCCATCATCATGGGTTAACCCAGGGGGCTTCGGCCCCTTTGTTTTTCAGGAGGCCCAATGGCCGGATTAACCAGAGAGCAGCGCGCGCAGCGTGACGCGGAAAAGCTTGCAGCTCAGCAGGGTATTGAGCTGGTGGTCATGGTGCGTGACACCCCAGAGTTCCCCGGCGGCCCGCTGCGTGCAGATGTTCATCCTGATGAAGTGGATAACTGGCTGGCGCTGGACTGGCGTCTGGAGGAATAACCATGCTGGTTGCCGATCCCCATTCGCCGGACTTTAACAGCTACGCCAGCGTGTCCGACCTGCGGGTCTTTGCCGCCGCGCGCGGATACACCATACCTGCCGAAGATGGCGAATGCAGCCAGATGCTGATGCAGGCGATGGACTTTCTGGAAGGAAGGACCTGGCGTGGTCAGCGCTCCAGCGCATCTCAGCCTCTATCCTGGCCGCGCTCCGGCGTACGCTTCGATGGCGTGGACCTGCCGGATGATGCTATTCCACAGCGCCTGATTGATGCCCAATGCCGCCTGGCTATCGAGTCGCAGGAGATTGACCTCACGCCGTCGGTCTCCGGTGGCGGCGCGGTCATAGCTGAGAGCGTACAGGGGGCGGTCTCTGTGCAGTACGAGCCGGGAACGAATAAGGCTACTCCATCATTCCCCTGGTTCTATTCCTCGCTGCGCGGGCTTGTGGTGGGCGGCAACCAGGTCCGGATCGAAAGGGGGTAGCATGGCAATCGACTATCGCCGCATGCGCGCTACGGCAACGCGGCTACTGACGGAGAACGGCAAAGCCTACCAACTGACTCGCGGCGGAACCACCACCCGCGATCAGTACGGGAAAGAGGTTATCACCGAGCCTATTACAGCGACCGTTACCGGCGTTATCACCGAATACTCCACGCGTGAAATCGACGGTTCACTGATTGCTACGGGCGATAAAAAATTGGCGGCCACGTTTGAAACGGAAGTGCGCATTGGCGACCTCATTGATATCGACGGAAAAAAGTGGCGCGTGGTTCAGCCGAATCCGGTTAAGCCCGCAGATGTGCTGATCTCCTACAACATCCAGCTGAGGACCTGATTATGACCAGTTCTGCAAATCAGCCGTTCCTGGCTGCTATTCAGCTGTTCGTTGATGGCTCAAAGCAGGAGATTGACGAGGCGGTGCGCCGGACGGGTATCAAAATCCTGGGTAGATTGGTGGAGATGTCACCAGTCGGGCAGCCGGAGACCTGGCAAGTGAACCAAACGGCCTCTGCTTATAATACTGCAGTGCGTGAACATAATGCTGCCCTTCGCGATGATCCTGCCAACCTGACCAAATCGGGACGACTAAAGCGCGGTTTGCGTGTAAACGACTCGATGGACATCAAAAAGCCTGAGGGTTATGTCGGTGGTCGGTTCAAGAACAACTGGTATGTCGGGTTCGATAGCCAGCCAACAGAGACGAACGATACCCCGGACGCTTCGGGGCAGGGTTCAAACTCCCGCGGTCTGGCGGTGCTTGAGGTGTTCAAAGTAGGGCAAGTGAGCACGATTTACTTCACTAACAACCTGCCATATGCCCAGGCACTGGAGAACGGACATTCAAACCAGGCGCCCGGAGGTATGGTCGGGTTGACCGCATTGGATGCAGCCCAATATTTCCGTGAGGCAATGAGCGAGGTACGCAATGGTCGGTGATCAGTCCATGCGAATAGCTGACCTGCTGGAGAGTCGGGTAGCCATAATCTCGGCCTCTCTCGGCTTGCCGATCGCATGGCCGAATATCGTATTTGATCCACCGGATGCGCCATACGCCCGTGTTTATGTTTTACCTGCACAAACTGTAGGTCAGGACATAGAAGGTCTGATGCGTACCTATCAGGGGATCTTGCAGGTAAACATCATTACTCCCGCAGGCTCAGGCGTGAGCCAGGCAAGAGGGCTGGCCCAGTCGGTGGCAGATGCATTCCCTGAAGGACTGCCGCTGGTGGACGGTAATCTGACGGTTTACATCAACGGGCCGCCGCAGGTGAGACAACCCATCCAGGACCGGCCAACCTCGGCGCCCAACGGGTCCAGTGGCTCCATAACCTACACCATTCCCGTCAGCATGCAGTACCGCGCTGACTACTGACCTGCCAGATGGCGGGTTTTTTATTAGCTAAATTCAGGAGAGTGCTATGGCATTCGCAATCCCTAACGGCTCGCGTGTGAACGTGGCCAAGGCCTATCAAGCCCCAATCACCTTTACCGCAGCCTCTAACGCGACGGAATGCGAACTGACCGTTGCATCGGCTTCCGGCATTCTGGCCGGTGACGTAGTTCAGGTGAGTTCCGGCTGGTTAAAGCTCGATAACATGGTGCTGCGCGTAAAATCGGTGACCAGTAATAAAATCGTGCTGGAAGCATTCGATACTACCGACACCACCAAATTCCCGGCAGGCACTGGCGCGGGCACGCTGCGTAAAATCGACTCATGGATCACCATGCCTCAGGTGATGACACTATCAACTGAAGGTGGTGACCAGCAGACCATCAGCGTGCAGTTCCTGGAAGATGACAAAGCGCGAACTATCCCAACGTTTAAAAACGCGGTGGTTCAGGTTTACACCTTTGCACATGACCCTCAACTGGCGATCTACAAACGCCTCATTGACCTGGATGACTCCAGCGACACCACCGCGGTCTGGTTCCATAACCCACGCGGCAAAGCCGATCGTTTCTACTCAGCCAAAGTCTCGTTCCAGCGCGTGCCGCGCACGGAAATCAACGCTGTGGAAAGTAACGAGGCGCGCATGAACTTCGAATCGGACATGCAGATTTACCCGATCGCCGATTCATCCGTGACGCCTCTGGCGTTCCTGACTGACCTGCCGGCCACCAAGTCCGTTGCCACAGGCGCAGCGCTGGATCTGGCAGTGGTAATGAAGGGCGGCTCAGCACCTTACACCTACGTTTGGAAGAAAGGCAGCACCGCTATTCCTGGCAAAACCGCTTCGACGCTCAACATTTCGTCCGTCGCGTCCGGGGATGCTGGCGTTTACACCTGTGAAGTCACCGACGCCGCGGGCAAAACCATCACCTCTGCTGCGTGTACTGTCACGGTCAGCTAACCAATCAGGCCCGGTAAGCCGGGCTTTTTTTTGGAGTAACCCATGAGCGGAACAATTGAGATTAGTGAGGTTGGGATGACAGTCAATATGGCTGGTGGCGGGAAAATAGTTATCGGCAATTGGGGTGATGGCCCAGTAAATACAATAACCGCTCGGCCACCCCTTACCCCGGAAGAGGGGCTTTACGGTCACGGGCTATGTCTCCTGCCTGATGGATGGGAAGATCTAAGCGGTGATGGACACTGGCAACATCACCTCACTAAATCTTTGCGTCATCTTTGGCCGTCGTTCAGCAGGGAACAGAAGATGGCTATCGCTTACTCCATCAGCGAACTGTCAGATGAGCTGACGAACACCGCATACGAAGGCTCCAGGTAAAAACACATCTGCGCATCGCACGCGCACATCGAAGAAAGTCTTTCAGCTGTGAGCCTGGGCAAACCGTTAACTTTCGGCGGCTTTTCCGTGCGACAGGATCACGTCTAAAAGGAAAATTAAAATGTCAGAACCTTCAGTCGTCCCTTACGTAAAAACCACTCCCAAACCTTTTGGTGTGGACGTCGAATGGAAATGGCCAGGTGGCTGCGCGGTGCTAGAACTGCAATGCCTTCATGAAGATGGCCGACTTATGAAAGAACGCATCTTCTGGCCAGCTACCGTATGCCTTATTTCCGGCCTCAAAGCTGGTGAGAGATTGCAGGTGCGCCTGCGTCCAATTGCAGAAGATGGCTCAGCACGAGATTGGCGAGCCGGTGACTGGATCGAAGGGGTTTCTTCTGTCGATACCGAAGAGATTATTGAGGCGCTGGACGAAGAGATCCGTAACAGCTGCGCACTTCATGGCCTTAAAGGTGGCTGGTTTGTCGATAAAACCGGCAAGGCTTACATCCACGAAGCGCTGATTGGCGATGGCGTAGTGTCTCAAAACTACAGCGTTAAATTAAACGTCGCCGGCAAAGGCAAGCCGCACGAAGCTGGCATGACCCTCGGTGTTGAAGGTGAGCATAGCAAGGTTGAGTTTCTGGCCGATCGCTTTAAGGTACATGAAGCCGCTTCATCCATCATCGAGAACGCCGTCGTAACAAAAACGAAGATAAATATCGCACTTGGCGATGAAACGAAGCAGGCCGTCATTGATGCTGTGCGTGAAAGCGATTTGTTCGCATCCCTCCTGGCAAAGATTGATGCGCAGACAGCTTCAGTAGTTGGCCTGCAACAGGCGATGCACGAAGCGGTGAACGATGCTCTCCTCAATGCGCTCAAGCCAGGCGGTCTGCTGTACAAACGATAACCCCCCCATCACGCACTCGAATATTCAACCCGCTACGGCGGGTTTTTCATTTTCTAAGGAACCGAAATGACCAAATTTTCTCTGAACCCCAACCCAACTTTTTCTGTGACCGCGAGCATTCCGCGTGCTGGAGCCGAAGACGGCAAGCTGACGTTCACCTTCCGCCATAAGACACTGGAAGAGCTGCGCTCTATGGACGAAAAGCTGCAAAAGGCCGCTGAAGGTAAAAAGGCTGCTATCGAGCCGCAGGCCGACTACCTCATGGAAATTGTCGAGGGGTGGGCACTACCTGACGAGTTCACCCGCGACAACGTTATTGTCCTTCTTCAGAACTACCCGCGCGCGTTCGACAGCATCGGTCTGGCCTACACCAAAGAGCTGATGGGTATCCGCGAAAAAAACTGAGGCAGGTCGCCGCAGCGTTGTATACGCCGGGTCCGACGCTCGCGGAACTGAGCGCTTTTGGTTTAACGCCTGATGATGTGGAGGAAGAGGTGTGGATCCTGCCCTCTGTGTGGAAGTCTTTCACCATCTTCTCTGCCCTGGCAACCCAGTGGCGCGTCGGCGGGAGCGGGGCGACCGGCCTTGATTACAACGTTCTCCCCTGGATGTTCAAGTTACACGGGGTTGAGGATGCGGCGGCCTGCATGGCTGACCTTCAAATTATGGAAAGCGAGGCTCTCAAGGTAATGCATAAGGAGACGAAATAATGACAGACCAGATCGCCTCGATTACTTTGCGGGCCGATGTTTCTGACCTGAAAACAGCCAGCAACGAACTGGATAAACTCGGCCAGGCGGCGGCCGGTGCTGTAGATAAAGCAGATGATCTGAATAGCGTGTTTCGCGCTGGCGCTGAATCTGCGAAGCAAGGAAGTGAAGGGCTCAAGGAGCAGCAGAACGCGCTCAAAGGGCTGCTGGAGAATATCGACCCGGTTACCAAGGCCTTAAACCGCCTGGATGAGCAGCAAGAATCGCTGCGGAAATTCCAGGCCAAAGGTTTCCTGGATACCGATACCTTTCAGGCTTACAACAAAATCCTGGATGACACCCGTCTCAAGCTGACCGACACCGGAGAAGCCGCGGCGCGCGCTCAGGCCGAATTAGCCGCTACCCAGGCGGCAGAGAAGCAGTCCGCAGCGTTAAAGAACCTGCTGGGTTCCATCGACCCGACTATCCGTGCGTTCAATTCACTGGATGAACAGCACGCACAGCTGGTGGCCCATTTCGAAGCAGGGCGCATTAACGGCGCTCAGTTCGAGCACTTCAACACAATCCTTAACCAGACGCGTGAGCGCCTCTCTGGCGTGGCTGACGCTCTCCCAGAGGCACTATCCCGCCAAGAGGCGGCGGCCCGCCGCGCTGGAATCTCCGTCGGTCAATACAGCGCAGCGCTGCGCACGCTTCCGGCGCAGTTTACCGATATCGCTACGCAACTGGCGGGAGGGCAGTCTCCATTCCTTATCCTGCTCCAGCAAGGTGGGCAAATAAAAGATTCCTTCGGGGGGTTAAGTCCAATGCTCCAGGCTTTGCGGGACGCATTGTTTGGGTTTAACGAGGAGAGCAGAGAAACATCCGAGTCGGCAGCGGGGATTAGTGACGCTGCTGAAGGACTTAACAACACCAGTGAGGCAGCGGAGAAGCTGGGGCGGGCGGGTGGCCTGTTAAATACCTTTAACCTTGCGATTGCTGGCTCGGTGGGTTTGCTGGCTCTTCTGGCGGGGGCTGCATACAGTTCATCCCAACAGTTCGACAACGTTGCCAGATCGCTCATTTTGATGGGCGGGGCTGGTTTTTCCTCCATGCAGCAACTGAACGATGCGGCAAAAGCTGTTGCTGATAACGCAGGTGCTTCCCTGGCTGAGTCCGTTGATACCCTGGTCCAACTAAATGACACCGGGAAGTATACCGCCGACCAGATGTCGAAAATCGCCAAATCAATTCTGGCTATGGGCGATGCTGGGCTGGATACAAAGGCTGCGCTGGCGGATTTTTCACGCCTGGCAAGCGACCCTATTAAAGCGCTCGCAAGCTTGAACCAGCAATATGGCTTTGTTGATGAAGCCATGATGAAGCACATCATTACCCTGGAGAAAACGAAGGGGAAAACAGCAGCGGCAAACGAAGCTATAACGCTTTTTGCCGACACCATGGAGGATCGAAGTAATAAAATTGTAGAGGCCACCGATAATATCGGGCAGGCGTGGAACGGGTTTAAGGCTTTCTCCTCCGACATTTTCGGTCAAATCGGGGTTACCGTGCGCGCATGGGGAAACCAGATCATCGATATCTTCGAACTTGTTAAGGCTTCGATTAAAGACCTGTTCCTCAACATTACTTCACTGGACGCTAAATTCACCGGCACAATTGCTGGCTGGGCTGAAAAAATCCCTGGTGGTGGGGCACTGGCTAATTTCCTCGGCATGGACGCTGAGGCAATGAAAAAGGCTGGAGCGGAAGCGGACAAAGAGATTGAGGCGAACAAAAAACGCTATAACGAGCTTTGGAAGCGTGTCACTGCTCCTAACGCACAGGCATATTATGAAGCCGAAGCGCGAGGTGCCAGCGTTAAAGGGGAGGGGGGATCGATCCGCGAGTCGAGGGACGCAGTATCGAAGCTTGCCGAAGACTCAGCCAAAAAGACCAAAGAGGCCAAGGCCACGCTGGATGCTGGCGATCGCACCCTGGAGAACTACCGCGCCCAGGCCAGAACGTTAACTGAAACGCTCGAGACCCTCCGACAAACTGGCGAAACCCACGCTAAAAATACCGAGTTCAGTAAACAGCAATCTCGGTTTGCTGAATTGGATGAGGCAGCCAAAACCCGCGCGCTGACTGCTCAGGAAAAATCTTTACTGTCGAGCCGTGAGGCGATTCTGAACGCCGCCAAGGTGGTTGATCAGAAGAATAAGGAAGTAGAGGCGCAGCAGAAGATTAACGGCCTGGCGCAGCAGGCGAATAAATACGTCACGCAGATGTCGGAAAAGACTGATGCTTTGCGCGCTAGTGTAGGCCTCAGCAGTCGGCAAACACAGCGCATGATGGAGGAAGCGCAACTCCGCCAGGGCTGGCTCAACGGTGGGGGTAAACTTGAGGATGCCGGGTATGAAAAAGAACTGGCGGCTCTCAGGAAATATTATGCCGAAGAGGACAAATTACGGGGCGACTGGAAAGCGGGTGCGGTGAGTGGATGGAACGAATATCTCGATGCTGCAACCAACACTTACGACGCCGTTAAAAACGTTGCCAGTTCCACGCTGACCGGCCTGAGCAACATGCTGACTGAGCTTATGACAACTGGCACCGCGTCAGTTAAAGAGTTCGGCAAATCTATGCTCAAGATGATCCTCGAGATAACCAACCAACTTATAGTGGCCTATACAGTACAGGCCGCGATGGGCTGGATAAGCGGTGGCAGTAAAGGCGGGAGCACACCAGGGGGATCTTACGCGAACGCTGCCGCTGGCCTAACTTTTAACGCTAAAGGCGGTGTTTATGATTCGCCAGGGCTCAGTAAGTACGTTAATGGGGTATACGACTCTCCCCAGTATTTTACTTTCCAGGGGACGTCCAAGTTTGCGAAGGGCGGTGTATTCGCAGAGGCCGGAGCTGAAGCGATCATGCCACTGGCAAAAGATTCTGCCGGAAGACTTGGAGTTAGAGCGCAAGGCGGTGGGGCAATGGCTCCCATCATTAATACCACCGTTAATGTCGATGCTGGTGGCTCGGCAACAGCCAACACATCAAGTTCTGGTGATGCTATGGGCCGTGCCCTTGCTGATGAAATGCAGAACGCTGCGTTGCAGGTTATCCAGAAGCACCTTAAGCCTGGAGGCATGATCTACAACTTCAGTAAAGGCAGGTAGTGTTTACGTCGTCCCCTGGTTAATATGATGAAAACCATAAAAATCAGGGGATGATTGTGTTAAAAAAAATCTTTAAGAAGATCTTAAGAACCATTGGACTATTACTGCTTCTGATTGTAGTGATTATTGTTGCAGCGCTGGTTAACAAACCTTCAGAACAAGAAAAGAAGCAAAAAGAAGCCAAGGAACTTACGGATAAAAAACTGGATGAGCTTCGCGATGCCTGTGAAGCTTACGTAAGGATGTCAGTCATTAACAAAAGCACCCTGGATATGTCGGTGTTTGGCTCGAACAGATGGCTCGGTGATGACGGTAAGTTTTACGCCACGCAGGAGTTTAGCGCCAAAAATAAATTTGGTCTTGAGCAGAAATTCAGGGCTGAATGTATTGAAGACAAGGATGGGAAGACTGATTACCGGCTTGTAGAAATGAATGGAAGTTAAATCAAAATGGTCTGAAAACTTTCCCCCCATGCTTTCAACCAGTATTAAGCCTCGCACATGCGGGGCTTTTTTATGGAGCAAATATGGCAGTTGAAACATACAGCTGGCGCTCGCAGCTCGGTGCTGGCGCGATTGAATATAGCCAGGCAGTACGCGCGGCGCAGTTCGGTGATGGCTATGAGCAGGTGGCTGAGAATGGCATCAACTCCACAGCCATTCAGGTGCCGATGAAGCATACAGGAGCAGAGGCTGAGGTTGATGCAGTCCGTGATTTCCTCCTGGCTCATACCGTGAAGGCCTTCATCATCACGCCGCCGGGAGAAGAGAAGGGGCTTTACCGTGTAGTCGCAGATTCTGTGCGGAAAAATCAGATCAGCAGCAAATTCGCTGAGCTGACATTCACTATCAAACGGGCTTATGGGGTGTATGCATAATGGCATTAGTCGATCAGGCGGCGATGCTGGCACCAGGTGGCAGAGTACGCCTGGTTGAAGTTGACGCCTCAGAGTTCAGTGGCGGTATTCACCGTTTCCACTACGCACCTTTCCCCCATACACCGGAAGAGATCGACGCTGCCAATGGTGAAGAAGAAAAGCTTGGACCAAAGCCAATAGCATTCGGTGGCAAGACCTACGATTTTTGGCCGTTTCAGGTTTCAGGCCTGGAGCTATCAACAGACCAGGCGGCGGAGCCCACCCTCAGCGTCTCAAACCTTGACGGCCATATCACTGCGCTGTGCCTGCAATTTAAGGACATGGTTAACGCCAAAGTGAGCATTATCGATACCTATGCGGTCTATCTCGATGCCGTAAATTACCCTGGTGGCGTAAACCCTACAGCTGATTCGTCAATGTTCACACTTCAGACCTTCTGGCTTGACACCAAAACCTCCGAAGATGATGAGGTGGTTACCTGGGCACTCAGCAGCCCAGCCGATTTGCAGAGCCTTGTGATCCCCACCCGACAAATCACATCGCTTTGTGAATGGGCGCTGCGCGGTCAGTACCGTAGCGGCGATGGATGCACCTATAACGGCACTGCGTATTTCGACGCGAAAGGGAATCCGGTATCAGATCCTGCCCTTGATGTTTGTGGCGGTTGCCTGAGTGACTGCCGTAAGCGGTTTGGTGCCGGGCTGGCAGAGCCTAATACCGCGACCCTTGATTTTGGAGGCTATCCAGCCACCGTGCTTTTTTCCCGATAACCGGACGTACCAATGAATAAAACCATAATGGCAGCTATCCGGGCGCATGCACTGGAGGAATCCCCGCGTGAGTGCTGTGGCTTCGTTATTCAGTCTGGCCGTCGCCAGCGCTACATTCCCGTGCCGAATACGCACGAAAATCCGACAGAACATTTTCGCATCGATGGCGAGCACTGGGCTAACGCCGAAGATATCGGGACGATTATTCGCGTCATCCACTCCCACCCTGGCGACGGTGCCCGGCCTATTCCGTCCGAACTGGACCGCCAGCAGTGCAACAACTCCGGCGTGATCTGGGGTATTTACTCACCTGACAGCGATGAATACGCCGAGATAATGCCGGAGGCGGTGCCGCTTATTGGGCGTCCGTTTATCCTGGGCTCGAATGACTGCTGGGGGCTAATTATGGACTGGCACGCCATTCAGGGCGTCACGCTGAACGATTTTCGCGTCGATTACCCGTGGTGGGAAACCCAGTACCCGGACAATCTCTATTTCGAAAACTGGGAGCGGGAAGGATTCGTCGAGTGCGATCCGCTACCAGGCTGTATGGTCATCATGCAGGTTGATTCCGATAAGTGGAACCATGCGGGCATCATCACTGAAGAAGGTGAACTGCTCCACCACCTTTACGGCCAGCCTTCCTGCATTACCCCGTATGCCCGAGGCTATTTCAAAGACCGCACGATGATCTGCGTTCGTCACAAAGACCTGCCGCAGGAGATAAAGCCATGGCGCGTTTAACCACCATTCGTCTGTATGGCGCACTGGGCGCCCGCTTCGGGCGTGTGCATAAACTGGCAGTGCAGACATCTGCCGAAGCGGTAAAAGCCCTATGTATCAATTTCGACGGGCTGGAAGACTATCTGATGAATGCCAAAAAAAATGGCATGATCTTCGCGGTGTTTCGCGGTAAGCGCAACATAGGCGTGCAGGACTTCCAGGAGCTGGCAGGCAATAGCGATATTCGCATAGCGCCAGTGATGGAGGGGGCCAAAAAAGCCGGCATTTTTCAAACCATCCTTGGTGCCGTGATGGTGGTTGCGGGCATTGTAGTATCTGGTCTCTCTGCTGGTTGGGCTGGGCCAGTTGGTGGGGCGATGATATCCGCTGGCATCGGTATGATGGCCGGCGGTATTTACCAGATGCTTTCGCCCCAGCCCAAAGGGTTGCAGGGGCGAGACGACCCTGACAATAAACCCTCTTATGCCTTTGGTGGCTCAGTTAATACCCTTGCGATGGGAAACCCGGTCGCGCTTCTTTATGGTGAGCGCGAGATCGGCGGCGCTATCATCAGCGCTGGCATAGTCGCCGAAGACATCTGATAACTCCTTTCTGAATATCAAGCACCCAGTCGGGTGCTTTTTTTATGGATGTAATATGGAAGCGATCACTGGTGCAAAGGGTGGCAGCCAGAAGCAGCACACACCTGTAGAACAACCTGATTCGGCGCAGTCAATGGCGCGCTGCCGCATGCTGCTGGCGCTCGGGGAGGGTGAGTTTGCTGGTGGTCTGGATGCGACCAGCATTTTCCTGGACGGTACGCCGCTGGGAAACTCAGACGGAACGATGAACTTTGAAAACGTTTCCTGGGAATTTCGGCCAGGCACACAGACCCAGACGCCGATTCCGGGTTTCCCCGCAGTGGAGAACGAAACTACAGTCGGCGTATCGCTGACAAAAGCCACGCCCTGGACGCGCGCGCTGAGCAACACCCAGATTGACGCTGTGCTCGTTCGCATTGGTATTCCGGGTTTGCAGCAGCAGGAAAACGACGGGGATATTGTCGGCACTACCGTAAAGTACCATATCGATCTTGCTGTAGATGGTGGTGCGTTCTCTACGGTCATGACAAGAACCGTCACAGAGAAACTCAGTTCGCTCTATGAACTAACCCACCGTATTAATCTTCCCAAAGCCAGCACTGGCTGGCAGATTCGCGTGGTGCGTGACACTGATGACAGCACCAGTCAGATGTTGCAGAACAAAACGCAGGTACAGGCGATCACTGAGGTTATTGATGCGCGCCTGCGTTATCCCCACACGGCGTTGCTGTATGTGTCGTTCAACGCCAAATCGTTCAATAATATCCCGAAGGTTTCCTGTAAACCTAAGGGGCGCATTATCCGCATCCCTTCGAATTACGATCCGATAGCCCGAACCTACAGCGGCACATGGGACGGGACGTTTAAGTGGGGCTGGACGAATAACCCGGCCTGGATTTGGTTCGATGTTCTGACAGAGCCGCGTTTCGGCCTTGGCCGTCGCGTGATGCCAGAAATGCTCGATAAGTGGGAGCTCTATCGCATCGCCCAGCGCTGCGACCAGAAGGTACCCGACGGGAAAGGCGGAAGCGGTACCGAGCCGCGCTTCATGTTTGACGTGTACATTCAGGCGCAGGCCGACGCCTGGCAGGTGATCAAGGATATCGCCGCAGGGTTCAATGGCATGACGTTCTGGGGCAACAATATGTTCAATGTTGTCTCGGACATGCCGGCAGATACGTCGAAGCTGCAAATCCTTACCCGCGCTTCGGTGGTGGGCAAACCGGTTTACTCGAGCGGCAGTGAAAAGACCCGCTACTCCAGCGCGCTGATTAACTTCAGCGACCCTGACAATCACTATCAGGACCGCACAACAGCGGTGATGTTCCCGGACCTGGTTAAGCAGTTCAAGTTTAAGCAGACGCAGATCACCGCAATCGGCTGTACGCGCGAGAGCGAAGCACAGCGCCGTGGCGGGTGGGCTGTGTACTCCAACTCACTTGACCGGATTATCACGCTACAGACCGGGCTTGATGGCTATGTCTACGTGCCGGGTACCGTGTTTGCATTTGCTGACGAACGCCTTTCAGGGCGTGTTTATGGCGGGCGTATAACCGGATATAACGCCGGGTTGAAGGCTGTGACAACCGATCGGGGAACCAGTGCCGTTGCGGGTGACACACTGATGATCCGCACACGGGGCGGTACCGTTGAAAGCAGGGTGATCCAGGCCGTAAACGGCACGCAGCTGGTGGTCGCCACGCCTTTCACGGCAGAGCCGTTACCCAACGCTGTATTCGTCATCGATGCCGGGCAGTTGCGCCTGCAATACTTCCGCGTTACGAACCTGAGATTTGATGATGAAGAAAACACCTTCACAATCACCGGGGCCGAATATAACGCATCAAAATATGATGCGGTCGATAACAATGCCCGCCTGGACACGCCGCCAATTAGTCTGATACCAACCGGTCTCGTCAACCAGCCGACCAATATCGTGGTAGCGAGCTATGACGCAGTGCGCCAGGGGCAGCGAGTGGCTACCCTGACGGCATCCTGGGATGCGCCGGTCGACAAGAACGGCAAACCACAGGCGGATGTCATAGCCTATCGGGTGCAGTGGAAGCGCGGCGACAATGAGTGGGTTAACGTGCCGGAGACTGGCCTGCGCAATATCGAAGTGGCCGGTATCTTCGATGGTGATTACCTTGTCAGAGTCAGGGCAATTAACTCTGGCGGGGCCTCAAGTCTATGGGCAACTTCAGCTCTCACGCATCTGAAAGGACGCACTGGTAATGTGCCTAAGCCGGTTGGTCTTTCTGCAACGGATAATGTTGTTTTCGGCATCAACGTAACCTGGGGATTCCCTGCTGATTCCGGTGATACGCTTAATACAGAACTGCAATACAGCCTGACCTCTGACGGTGCGAGTCCGATGCTTCTGGCTGATGTTCCGTATCCTCAGAAACTCTATCAGCAGATGGGGCTGAAGGCAGGTCAGGAATTCTGGTATCGCGCCCGGCTGGTTGACCGCATCGGGAATCAGAGCGACTGGACAGACTGGGTGCGCGGGCAGGCCAGTATCGATGTTTCCGATATCACCAATGCAATCCTGGAGGACATCAAAAGTTCTGAAGTCTTCAAGGACCTAATTGAGGATGCAGTAGCCAGCAGCGAGAAACTGGCTGAACTTTCTGATGCGATTAAGGAGAACGCCGATGGTCTGGCTGCCGCCGTAGGTTCGAATAAGCAGACCGCTGAAGCAATCATCGGAAACGCGCTGGCTATTGCCGATGTTGTCGTGCGCCAGACAGCCCAGCAGGGCGCTAACTCTGCGACATTCGAACAGCTCAGGGAGGTGATCGCCACTGAGACGGAAGCCCGCGTTACGGATGTTACTCGTCTTGAGGCGAAAACTGCCCAGAATGAAGCGGGTATTACTGATGTTCGCCAGGCGTTAGCAACGGAAACTGAAGCTCGCGCTTCTGCGGTAAGTCAATTGACGGCTGCCACTCAGGCCGCATCTGACAAAGCTGATTCAGCAGCTGCTGTAGGTGCTCAGAATACAGCATCAATCACTGACCTTAGCCAGGTTGTCACGGACCTCGATTCCTCAATGGCATCACGCCTGGAAGAGCTGGGGGCACAAACTGATAAGGCCAGCGGCGGTATTCAGAGTAACTCCATCGCGCTAATTACGAGTACGCTGGCGCAGGTTGATCAGCAGGTGAGACTCAGCGCGCAGTACGGTGACAGTAAGGCCAGCATCGATCGTATTGATAATGTTATGGCAAGCGACAGGGAGGCAACAGCGCGTTCGCTGCTGAGTTTGCAGACTGACGTGAACGGCAACAAGGCAGCAATCAACAGCCTGAACCAGACGTTTTCCAATTATCAGCAGGCCACGGCCACGCAGATAAACGGCATTACGGCGACCATCAACGGGCACACTTCAGCGATCACCACCAACGCGCAGGCCATTGCTAACGTCAACGGCGACCTGAAGGCGATGTACAGCATCAAGGTTGCCGTGGATGCGAACGGAAAACAGTATGCTGCTGGTATGGGGATAGGTGTTGAGAATACTCCATCTGGCATGCAGTCGCAGGTATTATTCCTCGCAGATCGTTTTGCAGTGATGATGCAGGCAGGAGGAACCCCTACCATCGTCTTCACCACGCAAAATGGTCAGTTGATAATCCGCGATGCTGTTATCGGGGAGGGGACGATCGGTAACAGTAAAATCGGTAATTACATCCAGTCATCAACCTGGGATGGAACAGGGAATGTCGGATGGCATATCAACAAGTCCGGGTATGCCGTGTTTAACAACGTGACTGTTCGTGGCTCGATTTACGCCACAACGGGTAACTTTGGATTCAGTGGGCCGAACAAGGCGACGGTGATAGACAGTAATGGTGTAACTATCAACCTGACCGGAGGCGGCCGTATCGTACTTGGAGAATGGACATAACATGCCAAGAGGACTACTAATTGATCTGAATGATGGCGGAAAGCGGATGGAGATAACGGCGGGTCTTCGATGCCCGTCTTTTGGATCCTACTTTGACAGTGGCTACCAGAAAGCCAAATACGCTGATATTGCCGGTTATGTTTCCGGGGCGCAGGTGCTGTTTATCCCGCACGCGACAGCTTACCTTGATTCAGGGCTGCTTCATAAAATGAACTCGGTCACCATATCCGGTGGCCGTGTGACGCAGAACTCCACGATGAAGGACGTAAGCATCAGTGAGCGTGAGAGTACGTACACGTTCCCCGGAAGCATCTGGCAGATATTTCCTCCTGGCCAGCGTAAAGGAGAAGGCCTGCTTATTGATGACAGTACTGACTTCCTGGCGATTACCAATGCCACGCAGTCAGGGCAGTGTATCTGGAAGGGGACCGTCAATATCCCCACAGGCGGCTGGACAGTTCCCACGATAGCGGGGTACGACAAGTCCAAATATATCGTCTTTGGGCGCTGCAATAGCGGTAACACCGTCGATTTCGATGGCAACACGGTCAGGTTCTTCAGCCCTCCATCCACCAACGATGACGCTCCGACAACCGGCACGATAGATATTGTCATATTCGCCAGTGGTGTGGCGCCGCAGCCGGGAACGGGGCTAAACATCTTCAATGCAGCCGGGGCCTGCACGTTTTCAACGACAAAGCGGCCTTTCGTCTACCTCAACCAGCTCTGGACGCCTTCAAAAAATGCCGTGAGCATCGGCAGCGGGTATGTTCCGCTGGGTAGATTCGGGCTGATGGCTCACGAAGTTAATGGCATGTACGTGTATCGAATGTTCGGAATAAAAATACAGAACGGCAGTGCTTCAGTTCAGGGCGGGAAATATCTGGGGCGCGAGCGGTATGCAATTTTTGGTAATGACACGGTAACGCCACTGAACCTTCCCGTTCTTCCCGATATGTACGTCTGAATAAACTGTCTTTTTAATCAACCTCGCTTCGGCGGGGTTTTTTATTGCCTGGAGAAAACATGATTTATACTACTGGCACTATCGCCATCAGCGGAAACACCCTTACAGGTACCGGCACAAACTTCACTGCTGCTGGTTCTCTTATTCGTAACGGCTGTACCGTTATTGCAATGACCAGCCCTGTGCAGGTATTTCAGATTACCACCATTGGCAGCGCAACAAGTCTCACCGTTACGCCAGCTGCTAACCCTACAATCCCTGCTGGAACAAAATATGCCATTCTTCTGAGCGACAGCCTGAGCGTCGACGGTCTGGCGCAGGACATCGCTGAAACCTTCACTATGTATCAGCGTTACATGAGCGGTTTCGCTGATGTGATGAACGGTACTACAGACGTCACTATCACGATTAACGGTGTGGCCGTTACCGTACCGGGCCAGAAATCACTGGCGAAGAAAGGGGCTAACAGCGATATAACCAGCCTAAGCGGCCTGACTACCGCGCTCAGTATCAGCCAGGGCGGTACAGGTGCAAAGAATGCTGCTGACGCTCGCACAAACCTCGGTTTGGGAACATCTGCAACAAAAAACACAGGAACAATGAGCGACAATGTCATGCAGCCCGGCATGTTTGGGCTTGGTCGTCCGGATGGGGCATTAATATTCAACACAACGAGCCAGGATGATCTTCTTGTTGGATTGACAGGATATGGGCTTACAGTTCTTCGAAATGATGCCCAAATACCTGAGCCATGGAATATATGGAACTATTCTCCGACAATATTTGCCCGTACCGGTGATACTTATAGTCTTTTCTCAATGCCTTTTGAATCATCTGGCAAAGTTCGTATTTTGGGGGGTTCTGCCAGCACAGGCTGGACGCACAGCAGGATCTTGTATGATGATAAAAATACGGTTGTAGATAGCAATGGCTTTATAAAACAGGCATCCCCGGTCGTCAAAGTCTTCTCTAATGGTAAATATGAAACTAACGACGAATCAGAAGGCGTCACGGTCACTCGTCTGGATATCGGACAATACCTTATTGAAGGCTGTAAAGCACTCAATTCAGACGCTGCCTGGGGCGGTATCGACGGAGGATTTGAAATCCCCACAGACAGGAATAAGCAACCGCTCATATGGCTGGACTACGAGGTTAACGCAGACGGCTCTGTGCTGGTAAAAACCTATCACCGCGAACATTCTTCTGCGCCAGCATTTGCCAGGAATGAGCGTGATGGATTGGCAGATGGTGAGCCGGTTGACATCCCGGCTCATCAGTTCGTCAGCGTTCGTGTAGAAATGCCAGCTGACAGCATCTGGAATCAGAAACAAACGGAAGAGGCTTTAAAGCAGGAACAGGGCTCGTAAAAAACCGCCGCCCATTTTGTGTAAGAATGAGCGGCGGCTGATTGCTCAGTGTTCATGCCCGAGCAAACGTCGGGAATACTACCTGAGTAAAACTCAAATACCAACCTGACGAACGGTAGGTGATTCTGAGGTTAACCACATGTCAGATTCATCAAATATTTCTTCCAAAATATGGTACCAGTAAAGATTATTTTGCATTTTGTGCGATCGCTACTTACTCATACCTATTCAAATTACCTGACGGGTAATTTCTGCATCTTTAACCCTATCCTTGAGCACCAGAAGACGCTTTAATCACGCCAGCAGGTGCTCTTTAACAATTAGCTTAGATCCTCAGACTCCTTGAGAGGACTATCCTTCGAAGCCAGATACAGGAGAATTCTTAAATCTTTGCTTTCTGATTCCAACCTATGCGCCATAATAGCTGCTGCATCCAAAACAAGACTCCTGGCTCTCTCTCTATCATGCGCGGATAGTTTTTCAGCCTCACCTTCTTCAGCAAGTCCAAGCAAATACTCAATTCCTTCCTGTGCTAAAGCTGGTTGCGACATAGCACTGGAAATGATGTCGACTATCTCAGAATTCATCGATCTTCCATTGCGCTTGGCACGCTCTGCTATGGCGTCTCGCATTCCTGCCGGCAGTCTCACGTTGAAACGGTCCATCTCTTGGCTGGGGAATTTACTCATTATCAAGACTCGCTGATACAAATTTGTATCATGATAGCACCTACTTGACACCATCATAAATGGTGTTAAATTGGTTGTAGTGCCAAGTTGGTATCATTGATGAGGAGTTTACTATGCAAACCACTACATACGCTGGTCGTAAAAATGAAAGCTTCCAGCTTCGCCTACCGGGACAGATGAAAGAGGAGATCCGCAGAATGGCTGAGATGGACGGAATTTCAATCAACTCTGCGATTGTGCAGCGACTGGCTAAAAGCTTGCGTGAGGATCGCGCTAATGGTCAGTAAAAAAGACGAAACCCGGCAGTGTGGGGACACTAACCGGGCTTCTTTGCCAACAAACCACCGTAGGAATGATGACATGAACAGTGTACAGAACAAAGAATTAACTTTCCAGCAGACAGAGTTTCACCCGGTATCACACGCTGGTGAAACATGGCTCACTTCATCTGAGTTAGCAGCGGCGCTCGGTTACAAAAAGTCAGATGCCGTTACCCAAATATTCAGTAGGTATCACGATGAATTTACGGAACATATGTCAACGACCCTCAAAATGAGTGTCGTTAGAAAGACTGGTGCTGTTGATATTCCGGTTCGCGTTTTTTCGCTTCGTGGCGCTCATCTTGTCGCGATGTTCGCTACCACCCCGAAGGCCAAAGAATTCCGCCGCTGGGTTCTGGACATTCTTGACAGAGAAATTCAGCGCTCGCCAATCGCTAAGCAGTTTACGGACGATGAATTATGCACCCTCGCATATCTTTGGCGTTCGGCTGCGGTGATGTATGAGGCTTGCCGCGAAGTACATCCTCTACTGTTAGTTGCCGAGCATCGACTGGTTCCTCGATTTAGCTCTATTGGCACAAATTACAACCGGGGGATCAATAAGGCTCGCGCCATTCTTAAGCGCGAAACAGATCACATCAAAGAACAACCATGGGGAGATAGTGACTGGAAAAACGTCTTCTCATACGGGAAAGGAATTTTGCAGTGATGCAAATAGAAAAGCCGGTAGTTACGAGCTGCCGGCTTCCATTGAAACATGTCAGAAGGATCCAACTAATGACATCATTAAATTTAGCAGTTCAAGAGCGAAATGTCGATCCCCAGCCGCTGCCGGTTATTGAATGGAAGGGTTTGCGTGTTGTTACGACTGAAACGCTGGCCGCAGGGTATGGTTCTGATGAGGCTAACATCCGGAAAAACCTGTCACGCAACGCTAGTCGATTCATGGATGGCATCCACATTTTCACTATTAAAGGTCAAGAGTTGAAGGATTTGCGAGTGACTAATAGTCACGCACAAATTTCGAGCAAAGCCCGTTCCGTTATTCTTTGGACCGAGAAGGGCGCTGCCCGTATGTCTAAGATTGTCGACACTGACGAGGCTTGGTCTTTCTTCGAACGTCTTGAGGACTCGTATTTTCGTCCTGCCGCCTCTGCTGGCATTCCACTTACCTATGAAGCAGCACTGGAAGATCTGCTGTCAAAGGTAAAGGAAAACCGCATCATCACAGAGCAGCGTGACCGAGCAGTAAAAGAGAAGCTTTGGATCGCAGATAAGCGTGAAGCCACGGCGATGGCGACAGCCTCAGCCGAGAAGCGTAAGGCTAATGCGTTGGCGGAGAAATTGGGTGAGTGCAAGAAGCATGCGACGATCAAGGCCGTTCAGCGCGTCACTGGTAAGTCATTCAGTCACTGGCCGATGAAGAAATGGTGTGCCGCTAATGGCATGAAGCCCAGAGATGTACCGGATGAAACCTACGGGAGCGTTAAATCATGGCCTGCCGAGGCATGGAAGGCCGTCAACAGCATTGAACTTAGAAAACTGTTTTAACTCGAAACGACTATGAGCGCATAGACTTATCAAACCCGCTTCGGCGGGTTTTTCACAACTATTTTCCCAGCCCGAACCGCCACTTATAAACCATCTCACTCGCTTCGCTTGATCTGAGCCTACAAATGATAATACTGTATATGCATACAGTTATTTTGTGAGGTAATTATGCCACGCACAGCAGACATACACGCCGCCTTCGTTGCGGTAATTAAGCTCAACCATAAGGGCTATAGATATCTGAGCACAGACAGCTTTATCGAGAAGCTGCGGGAGTTCAACTGGCACTACACGCGCGAAGAAGCGAATGCCTGGATAGAGCGCAACCAGCCGGGCTTCGCTGATAAGACCACCGACGGCAGCGATAACCGCTATTGGGTCCTGCGTAACATGGGGAGGGTCCAGTAATGGGATTTGCATCACCTGCGAATGATTACGTCGAGCGACGGCTATCCCCTGAGGTGATCTGTAATATGGGGGCAGAGAGTAGGGTGCTTGAAACTGATGTTGGCTTTGCCATCATTGAGCCTGCCACGAAAAAAACGCCGGGCGATATATTGCTGATTCTTTGCGACGGTCATACGCAGTTCGCCAAACTGATGGGTAAGGTGTTAATCACGGACGATGGCGAGGCGATAGAGGGCCCGGCACTGGAAGAGGTTGAGGTAATGGGGCGGGTGACGTTCTTCATCAACCGCGCGAGGGATGACGACGACTGCCCGGTGATATGATGTGGAAAAGGCATAGCTATGCCAGGCTGCATGGCTATGAATTCTCTGTGTCATAGATGTGTCATGCATGGATGTATCAGAATATAACGAGAAAGCAGGTAACGACACGTAATGACACAAACGCGTTGCGAGCGCGGAAAAACCAATGATATTACAGTGTGTTAAATAGTACTCTACGTTCTTCTAAGCCGTAGGTCGTAGGTTCGAATCCTACAGGGCGTGCCATTAACCCTCCGGCACTCAGCCGTTCCTGACCAGCCTGAATCGTGTTTTCATTACCTTTTATAACTGGCCTTCCAGGGTCATACGACACATTGACTTTTCCCCCAACTTACTTGCCGGGGGAGAGCGCCATTAGTGCCCTGTAACGGCCGCGGCGGCGACCGGATGGTCAGCGTTAGCGACCACGGTTGCACGGGCGACGGGATGATAACTACCGTCTGTTGCGGCTGCGACGGCGACAGGGTGATCGGCAGATACAACCGCCGTTGTGCGGGCGACAGGATGGTTACCTTCACCGGTGGCCGCCGCAACGGCAACAGGATGATCGGCGGAGGCGACGGCAGTCGCACGGGCTACCGGATGATTTGCAAATGCAGAAAATGATGCCGCAGTGAAAGCCAGAGCGAGAATGACTTTTTTCATAATATAACTCCTGATGTTTTCCCTGTATGGACAGGGACCATTATTTTAATAACGATGATTGGTACTTATTGAGAATTGTGCAATGGATATTGCTTCGTCTGAATCAAATACTCTGACAATGTATCTGGAAAACACGTTATTGATAATTGAAGTCAATATACCTTTCCAGTTTTAAATTGTTTATTTTTAAATTTATGGTCGTTTTGTGTAAAAATAAATTATTTGCCTGGTAAAGCATATTTAGCTAAAGGAGATGATTTTTCGCCGGGCAGAATAGTGTCACCTTCAATGTATAAGAAAGGCTTAAAATGAAAAAATATTTACTCATCGCGTTGAGCTTTCTGGCTATCACCAGTCCGGCGAGTTACGCTGGCATCCGATCGCTGGTGGAGGATGGCACGGTTCTGCAGAGCCAAATTATTACGCATACCCGAGAAGGGTATCATCCGCTGCGTACCTTAACCGCGGGCACGATTGGTGGCGTAGTGGGTCACCAGTTCGGTAACGGCAAAGGGAAAACCGCCATGACGGTAGCCGGTGCAACAGCCGGGGCGGCGGCTTCTCATAACCGGCAGTCTAACGAATTGGCAGCACAGGAAGTGAAGTTACTTATCAAGACTCAATCCGGGCAGACTATTCAGGTGGTGCAGCACAATAATGGTTTGACATTTAACCCTGGCGACAAAGTTCGTATCATCACAACGGGTTCTAATACCACCGTGGAAAAAACATACTAAGCACATTATTATGATTACAAAAATGAAATACCGTGGTTTTCACGTCTGTTATAAAAATAACGATACACGATACCTGGAAATACTGGACGATATATTGTCCTGTAATGTAAAACGACTCAGCGTTCAGATGGTATTTAAAAGCCTTCCGCATACCCACGTCTCTTTACTGAATACCCCCTATGGACAGTTTGTATTAAAGATTTACTCCCCCAGGAAAAAAAGGATAGAAAAATTTTTCAAATCGTTTTTTACGCCCAACCCCAACGAAAATTTGATTGAGCGGATCGACTATGCTGGCAGGCAAGGTCATACCTTCCCGAATGATTTTTATCTCCTGGCTGAACGCCGGATTTTCAGATTCGCAAAAATCTCGCTCATGTTGTTTGAGTATGTCCCCGGTCCGGAGTTACGCGTTCTTCCCGCGATCACGCCGGACATAAAGCGTGAAATCCGACACAGTATGCAGAAAATGCACAATCTGAAAATCATTTCCGGCGATGCGCACGGCGGGAACTTCATCCTGAGTGAAAAAGGAATAAGGATCATCGATCTGTCCGGGAAGCGTTGTAACGCGAAAAGGATTGTTGAAGACAACGTGACGGCCAGCCTTCGCATTGGTATTCCCATTGAATCCCACCGGCGTTGGGAAAAACGCCTGATCGCAAAAAAAATCAGACGACACCATAAAATCGTCCAGAGGAAGTATCTGGCGCGTTCAAATACCGCTTAA